CCGGCCACGATTGCGCCCCGATATTGACCCACGCGTCTGGCTCGGTGTCGCCATCGGTATAGCGTTGCGATACGATCACCCATTCATCCTCAACTAGCAGCCCGCTTGCCGATTGCCCGCCTGAATAATCGGTATCATCGCCAAACTCAAATTTGAGCCGTGAAGCCCCATCGTTGGCGACCATCCCCCAAACTGAATAGGAATTGCTGCCATCGCCAGACCCCATTGCAAAAGCAATGTCCGAGCTAGTCGTGCCGATGAAATTCCAGCGTAATGCGGCGATAATCGTCCAATCTGACGGTTTGCCCAAGCCACTGCCAAAGCTCAAATACTCGCTACTTGAGCGATCATACAACACGGCTGATTTGCCGTTTTTAACATTGGTTTTGAACGTAGGCGACGTGCCGCCAGAGGCGTTGCCGCCCGTGCCATCGTTGGTCAGGCTGGTGACGGTGGCATCGTTGGCGTAGCTCTCATCGTCAGGATTGATGTTGATGAGCCATCCAATGCCAGCCGTCTCAGGGTCAATGCCGCCATCGCTGGTTGTGCCACTTGCCCAAGTCCAGGACAGGCTATTATCGCGTGTCACGATAAATGACCGAATCTCACCACTGCCATTCTCAAACTCGCCAATGGCGATGATCTCATCGTCTGAATAGGGGTTGGCGACGATATAGGTGTAATTGATGGTACTTGCTGCGGGTGCGGGTGAATCGCCGTGTCCGTTGGGTGGCGTTCCCATTCCGCTGGTTAGGTCTGTCCAAGATGCCATATTCGCGGCTGAGTAAGCCAGGAAGCCATCGCCAGCCGCATAAACGCGGCTTGCGGTCAGATCGCCAGGGGTGTGGTTATACGGGTCAATCGCCAGATAGTTGATTTTGGTATTCGGTAAGGCCATTAGTTTTTCGCGCTCCAAGTGCCACCGCTATCGGTGGTGGCGTATGCGCCCGATGTCGGGTCAGAGACAATTAAGATGCCGGTTTCAGAGGCCACAATTGGCGGCGTGTACGCAAATGGGTCTGGAAATGTCGGCGTATTGTGGTCAAGTGCGGTCTGCGTCGGTAATTCTTGCTGCGGCAGTGTCACGCCGGGTAACCCGACCACCGGAGCTTCGGGAATCATCACCACTGTGATTGTGCCTTCGGCGTAGCTGATACTCTCAATGATCGCATCGAGATTACGCAGATCATTCTCGCCACGCGCATTGGCTTTATTGGTGGCATCGTAAATCAAGCCCAGGTTGATGACCTCGCCGGTGGCGATGTGGAATGCGTGATGGTATCGCTCATCAAATTGCACCGTCACACGCTGAACCCGTTGATTCGAGATCTCGGCAAAGCGGCTAACCCGATGCAATGCGTCGGCTTCGTCGTCAAACATCTGACGCGGAATGTCCGGTTGCACCGTGCCGCTATTGGATGAGGGCGTTTCGGTGGATGTGACCAAGTATGGCGTAAATTGGCTGGTACTGCCCAGCTCGCCATTGGATACGCCCCCGCGAATCGTGACCCGTGCCACCGTGTTTCGGTGTGTGACATCAATACTTCTCTCGGTGGTCAGATCGCCATTGAGCAATGTCACGGTGGTCGTTGCGGCGTTGCGCGTGGCGGTTGTTTCCATATTCAGATCGGGTAGCACCGCAATCCTGCCATCGACGTGGACGGTAAAATCCATCAACCTGGCGCGGGCCAGATTGACCACGCCTTGCATTATGTCGCCACGATTGACCAACTCATTGCCCGCCCTGAGTGCCGTATCTGACCACGGCAATTCGACATCCTGCACCGTGCAAAGCGTTGAATAGCCGTCCAAGGTGATAAAGATTTGGCCTGCCACACTCATCAAGGCGGGCCGCGCTTCAAGGAAATTGGCCGGTGATGTCTTGCCAGTGACGCTTAGCGCATAGGTGAATTGGCTTGGTAAGGTTTCAACATTGAGCGTTACAGATGATACCGCACTGGGCGAGGCGATCATCGTTTCCCGCGCCGATGTCGAATAGCCGTGCAGTAAGATGTTGTTGGTTTCGGTGAGTAGCGACTCCTTGAGACTGGTGATGGTCGATTCGCTACCGTCGAAGTAATCGGTTTGCGTGACGAATACCAGCGCATCGCTTCGCAATACGCCCCAATCAATCTGTCCGTTGGTCGTACCAAAAACCTTATCCGGTGCGGTGATACGTACTTGCGCCGTTTTGTTGCCTTGCCCCACCTGTTCGGCAATGCGCCGATAATCAAACTCGGTTATCACCGATGATATGGGCGTGTCCTCATCCTCAATGATGATGTGCCGGTGCGCCGTGGTCGTGCCGCCAAGCGAGTCGGTGTGTTTGACGTGAACCGTGCCTTTGCCAGCCGCAGCAAATGACAATCGTGCCGTGCCTGGTACGGGTGCGCTGACCGTTGCCAAGCCTGGTGGCGATACCGTCACCGTGGTCGTGCCGCTCGAAGCGTCGGGGTTGGTGATCGTAATCGAGGGAATAATGTCAACCGTAAACGGAAATGTACCGGTGCGTCTGATAAGATCGCGCCCAATGCGGATATGCGGTCTGAGTTGCGCGATCTCATTATAGGTGATGCCCGCGCCGCCCTCACCGCTCGGTTTGCCGTCTTGATAGAATACGGCTGTCCCGGCTGATTCATCGTACACCGCGTAAGCGAGTTTATTCCAGAGCGGATATTGGTTGTAAATCGTGACCGTTTGGGCGTTGGCGGGAACCCAGTCGCTTGACTGATCGACCACCAGCGTGGTTGTGCCGTTGAAGCTCAAGACCACGCGCCTTGTCGCATCGTCGTAATCTTGCACCGTGCCGATATGCACGCGGCAATGGCGATGCACATCCGTGTTGGTAAAGCCCGTTTCAAATGAGCCTGACACCGTAAAACTCTGCTGACCGCGTGTGGGTGACGCATCGCTGATCGTGCCACGCCAGATAACGGTTTCGGTGAAGTCTGTGTAAACGTAGGCGCGTTGCTCTTTCGAGAATTTGCTACTAGAGCGTAATTCGGTTTTGTCGTTGGTGGTGAGTGCTGCCATTATCTACCCTTAATCGCCTTCGCTTCGCCCTGTATCAGATTCTCGCCCAATGCGTGCAACGTGATTAGCCCTTCCAGTTTGCCGATACGCTGATTCGCCTGATACAAGCCAATGGCAAGCAGCACATTGAGCGCGATTGAACCGACCAGCAATAGCTCCATTAGAAGCTTGCCGGGTCGTTGTTGACGGTCAAGTTGCGAACCTCAAGCGTCACATTCTCGAAGATTTCGCCGTTGCTATTGGCTTTCGGCGTGGCGCGTGGAATGATGCCCTGCCCGTACACGTCAATCCAGCCGTAGCTTCCACCGTCTGCAATCCACGCCTTATTGATCGTGGCGTACACGGTGGCATACTCCGCAATCGCGCGAAGCGTTTTAACTTGATGCTGGCTCAATTCGCCCCACGTCAGCCGAAAGGACTTTTGCCCGCGAAGATGCTGGCCCCCATCGGCCTTGTCGGTTCGTGCCGCGTGATCGTTGTAAATCATCAGATCGGGCGATGGTATATCCCACGCTTGCAGATAGCCCAACGCCAAATTTGCTTGGCTCGAATGTAGCCGAATCTTGCTCACAAATGAACTCATAATATTTCACCAATCGCCTTATTGACCATCCGCTCAACCATAAACATCATCTCTGGCGAATCGAGTATTTCAGGCGTTAAGCCCGCATTGACGGTGTTATTGTTGGTCGTGGTTGATGAGCCGCCCCCGCCAAGTAGCGATGCGGCAGGGCTGAATTGGTTTTGTGGCACAACCACGCCATTCGCAGGGGCTGTAAAAAAGCGTTCGCCAGCTTCAACGATTGCCGATTGGCCTTTGCGTAATGGCCCCCCATCGTGCAAGATCGGAATACCCCCCAATCCGCTTGGCGTTCTGCCAGCGGCGGCGGCATTCGCCCTCGCCCGTTGCCGCGCATCTGCGGCTGCGGCGATGCGCTCTTTTTCCCGATCAGCCCTGACCGCCTCAGCGATCTCAACATCGGCCTTGGCAACGGCGTTGGCAATCGTTGCCGCAAGCTCTTGCTGTAATCGCCGCTCGATTGATTCGAGTTGTCGCTGGTTGTCAAGCTCCACATCGGCCAAATTCTCAAGCCGTTTGATCGCCAATTCCTGTAGCTTGACTTCCTCCGCAATCCTGATGTCCTCAAGTTTGCGTTGCATTGCCAAATTCTCAGCCTCGATCTCGCGCTCCAGCGATAGCTTGAACGCCTCAACACGGCGACCATATTCTATTTTGGCATCGTCTACCGCTTGCTGTTGTTGTACTTTGAGTGCTTCGCGCTCTTGGTTGGCGGCGATCTCGGCATCTTCTACCCGCTCATCGCGGGTCGATTGGGCATCCTGTAACTGATTGGCCCGCTCGGTTTGCGCGCGTCTAAACGCCTGGGCATCAACGTTGATCGCCGCTTCTTGCGCCGATTGCGAGAATTGCCGCTCAATGTCGGCCACCTGCCGCTGAAATTCGATCTTGGCCGAAAGGCGATTTTGTGACAGTCGCCGCTCAATCTCCAATCGTTGGCGCGCCCCATCGCGGGCAATGTCGGTTTCATCGTCCGACAAATCGCGTGCGGCATCGGCTAAATCGTCTTGATGATCTTTGCGGATGTCCTCAAGCCCACGCAACCTGTCGCGTTCGGCATCAACGGCATCACGCGCCGAATCTCGCAAGATCGCCAGTCTGTCGCGCTCGGTGTCAATCTCAACGTCAATCAATCGTTGTCCGTTTTTGATCGCCTGATCTTCGCGGGATCGTGCCGCTTTGTCTTGCGCCTTGGCGATGTCGTCTGCGCCATCCTCAATCGCCTCAACGGTGGCATCGGTGATGGCTTCGCCCGTTTGCTGACCCAAGTTTTGCGCTGGGTCAATCGCCGCTTGCGGGTCTAGTATCTGCTCATAGCGATCACGCAACTCGTCGCGGGTGTCGTTGAATTCGTCCTTAAGCCCTTGCCGAAACGCTTCGTCAAAATCTTTGGCGAGTTGCCCTGCGGATGAAGAGAACGCGGCATCACGCGCCGCCCCCAAGCCAGAGAAATCGCCCGTCAAGGCTTTGGCTAACCCATCGTAGATGTCAATGAGCGGCTCGGCTGCGGCTTTCGCGCCTTGCACAAAGCCGTTAAACACGCCCGATACCAGACTGATTGCATCAATCGTGATTGACTGCCACGCCCTTGCACCATCGGCCAACGCTTGAAAAAACCCACGCCCCTTTTGCGTAATGCCAAGCAGATCGGATGATACAAATTGAAACAGATCATCAGCCACGCCCGCAATGATAATGCCAAGTTCGCCCGCCTCTTGTTTGAAGTCGTCAAAACCAGCCCCAGCCCGTTCAAGGCTTGCGCCAAGATCGTCAATGTTGCCGCCCGCTTTTTCTGCGGCAAAGGCGGCCTCATCCAACGCCGCCTTGAGGAATAGCGCATCTTTCTGCCCTTGCTCCAATTGGTCAAAGCCTTTGCCAAACTCGACTTCGGCCAGCCCTTGCATTCGCGCTCTTACGGCATCAGCACTAATCCCCAGGTTATCGAGGATAAGCACAGACTTGCGCCCTGCGGCGGTGATTAAATCTTCGAGACTAGACAAAGCATCTTTGCCTAAAGCACGCCCAAGCACAATCGCAGATTTGGTCAGCTTTTCAAACTCAGCCGGTGTTTTGGCAACGCCCAATTGCAAGGCCAGGTTTGCCTTGTTCATCAACTCCAAGCGGCTGATCGTGCCTGCGGCGGCTCTATCCATTGCGGCGATGATGTCATTACCAGATTGGTCAGCGGCAGCAGCCAGCGAAAAGAACGCCCGTTCTGTTCGTAGCCCGGTGACGCTTTCTTGGATTTGCTGGAAGGCTTTCTGTGCCGTAATGCCCAGCCCCGCTAAGGCCACGCCGATTGCCAGAATGTTTTTCTTGAGTTTGCCGCCAAAGCCGGTGGACAGTTTATCCACCGATTTGTCAACCTTGCCAAGCTCTTTGCTGGCAGTGTCGGCAAAGCCCTTGACCGCTTTTTCGTCACGTTTTAGGGCTTTTAATACGTCGCTATCGTCAAGCGTTGATTTATATTCTGCGTCAGCCATTTAACAATTCCCGTTGATGATGCGCCATCGTTGCCAAGGCGCGTAGCTCTGCGCCAAGGTCAATGGCCCCTTGTCTATCTTCTATGTTGCCAGCTTCGGCCAATCGCTGTAAGGATTCGATCTTCGCTAAACAGTCAGCGATTAGCGATTGCCAGTAATCAGGTTCATCCATTTCGCTACCGGTCAAAGCCGCTCTGAGGCTTATCAAGCCTTGCTCAAAATTGCCATCTTGCGTAATACCAATGGCCTTATTGGTGCGGCGCGTGTAAGCCAGCAAGTGGCGAACAAACTGGCTATTGACGTGCTTTTCGTAATCCACTGCGCCCTCCGTTTTTAATGGCGGCAAGCTCGGCTTTCTTGAGGTCTTTGTTGATCTTGCGGCTAAAGTGCCGCGCCTTCGTGCCTGGGTGGTTGACCTCTTGCGGTCTGCGTAGTGCGCCCGTTGCAGCCCTGCCACCCCCATATCGCGGCGGGTTGGGTTGTGTTTTGGCAAAGCCCCCCATCCGAAACGCCAAGCGGCCCGATGGGTTTTTGGCGCGTATCACGTGGCGACGTGTGCCACGATCAACGAATCGCCAAAATGGTAATGCTTGTTCGATAACATCAACCTGCAACGTAATTCGACCCACATTGACCCCAACTTTGGCCTTGAAGTCGGGTCTGGTACGGGCTGACCAATTAGCCACAACCTGTTTGCGGCTGGAAACGTGCGACTTGCCAACCTCAACCAAGCGCGCCCGTATCTCGCGTCTGACGATCTCGAATTGCTTTGCGGCGGGGGGCGGTTTGCGAGATAGTACAAAATTAAACTTTTTCTTAGCCATCGGCGTTGGCCTTTGTTTGCTCGATGGCGGCGCGATGGTCTAGAGCTTGCCCCATCGCCTTGATTTGATCTTTCGCAATCAGCCGCGCTCTATCCATCACACTGCGGCTAAAATAGATGTCCTCTGTTTCACGCAACGCCATCATCAAGTCAAGCTCGACCACACGGAAATCATAGCTAAGGCCCGATTTTGCCACGTTGGTATAAGCCTCACTCAATGGCGTGCCTTGATAATTTGCCTCAAGCATCACAATCGCCTTGTCCACATCGGCGGGCGTGACGGTGTGACATAGTGCCGCTTGGGTGATGGCGTGCCAATCCTCAACGGTAATGTCATCTGGCAATGGTCCAACGATGGCATTGCGTCTGATGTAGTCAGCGGCATTGCGGCAATAGTCGGCATAGGCATTGATGCGTTGTTGCTCATACACCAGCCCGTCTTGCCAGTTGTGCCACTCGACCCAATCCCAGTAGTCACCCGTATTCTTCTCGCATAGTTCCATTGGCGTATCGGGCTTGGGTCTGTCGTAGCTCAGATCGTAGAATTGCCGATACTTTTGACCGCTTGGCAATTCGCCTTCGATGGTGTATGGCGCGAGATTGGGCTGGCCGACAAAATCTTGAATTTCAAAAAGACCGAGGCGGCGAACCTCGGTCTTAAAGCCGTTCGTTAATTCGATTGTGACAGTATTATCAGTCACGATCTGGTATTACCTTTCTATGTTACTGCTACTACGCGGCGGCGTATTTATGAATGACCGCTGTACTCGTGTCGTCCTCACCTGGAATAATGCAGAAATTGTCATCATTTTTGCTGAAATACGCGAGGCCATAACCGGAGTTCGTCACGTTCGTGACCTCCTCCCAAGTCTCGCCACCGTCGAAGGTTTTCCACACGTCGCCTTCGTTGCCGCTTGAATCGCTCACAACCAACTCGACCAATTGAGACGAGCCACCATTGATGCCGGTTGGCTTGCCTTTGCAGTCGATGGTCTTGACGCTGTGATTGGATCCAAAATCTTTCTGGCTTGTCCACTGGTTTGCGCTACTCGGTTTCTTGGCTTCGGTGTAGAAAATCGCCGTGCCGTTGCCAAGCCAGATTGCATCGTTGGCGATGTAGATGGCGGTTGAGGCGTTTGAGCCGGTTGGCCCGGTGATGGCTGACCAGCTTGCGCCATCGTCGGTTGAGCGAAGTAAAACGTTGCTTGCACCTGCGGCGTACAAGTTGCCGTTGGTGTAGTCGATGGCAAAGGCGTTCATTTGCGTGCCATCATAAACGCCGCTAAACGATTCGCCTTGATCGGTTGATCGGTAGATTTCGCCGCCTGATGTTGCCACGAAGATGTTTTGCGCTGAGGCCACATAAACGGCTGTGACGGTTTCGTTATTGGTCGAGCCAATGTCAACTTGCGTCCAGACCGTTGTCCCTTCGTCGCCATACGTGACGGTGGAATAGGCGATCTCTGGTGGATTGCTGGCATCGGCTACCGTGCGCCCGACGATAATACGGAATTGCGTGTCAGACTTCGGGAAACCTTGAATAAAATTCGCGTGTTCGTCGTTGGTCGTGAACGGGTCTGCTGATGTTGCCGCCCAAGTGCTGCCGCTATCAGATGTGTATAGCACATTTGGCGTTGCTGAACTACCCGCGTCACACGCGATGTAGGCGATCTTATCAGGCCCAACGTAGCCAGAGCCACAGGTATCCTTCGACCAATCCGCAATCCAAGCCGCGTTTGCGTCGGCGGTTTCGCTGGTGGTCAGTGCGCTAATCTCGCCTTTGAACAAAACTGCGTAAGATTCTGACGTGAATGGTACGGTCTGCGTCACATCGGTGCTAGAGAAGTTGCTGTCTTTATCGCCGATTGACACGTCGCCAGTGCGGGGATACTCAAGGTGGAATACGATGTCATTTGAAAATGGATTGTCAGGAACCGAGCCGCACCCTTTGGCGCGCTCTTGTATCCAAGATACTTCGCCGGTCAAGTGCATTTCCATCAGCCGATCTCGCATCGTGCCTAAGAACGAATCGAGCGTGATGGATGGCGCGCCCGGTGTGCCAAGATCAACAGACCTGACCACCGGCTGCCCACCGTTGCCATAACCATAATTGATGGTCACATCGCCCCGACCTGGCAAGGTCAAGCCGCTGTAACCTGATTCGCGTACATTGTACGCCTCCGCCACAGAAAACCGCCCATCGCTACTAACCCAGGTTGTAATCTGCGAGGATTTTAGTGGAGTAATTGCCATTATTTCACCTCTGTTTTACGCGCCCGTTTTCGGACGGTTTTCGTTTTTGGTTTATGATTTTGTGCTAAATATTCGGCGATTGCATCGCCACACGTGCCGCCCGTGCCGCCCCAATTGGCCAGAGCCTCCGACACGTCAACGCCATCCTCATACGCGGCGATAATGTCGAGTAGTGCAGCCTTGGTGGGGTTGTCGATCTGGCTCAAGATAACGGGTATATTTTGGCGTTGATATTTGAGTATGACTGTCATTAGCAATCGACCTCTTCACGAATATTGGATACCGCTATTTCGGCGTAGTGACATAACACATCGCCGATGGTTTCGGGTTGGTATGTGACAAGCTGCGCCCGATCTCGCTTGAACTCTGACAGGTTGAGCGTGTCAATCTTGTCCATTACGGCGATAACCACTTCAATGAATTCATTCTCACTGTTGTCGGCTTCGTTGATGCCGTGATACCCGCGCACCGTGTAGTTAAACGTCTTAACGTCTGTCCCTGCGGTTGTGCCAAGTATCTCGCCGGTGACGCTGATTGGTGCGCCCGCCGCAAGTGACACGGTGAACCCACGAAACGCATTGATGCCCGCCACCCGGCATTGAAATAGTGCCAAATGGACATCCCAACTACCTGACCACGGTATATGGTCATAAACCACGCCCGCATCGGTCACATCTTCGATACCGTCCACAATCGCGGCTCTAATCGTCGCCTCAGTCATTAGCGGCTATCTCGGTTGTGATGCAGGAACCTGCGTCCGCTTGGGTACATTGGCGACACATCCAAATCGACAAATTCGGCGTGTCCATCGCTGGTACTATCGCCAGAGCTATCGCCGCCGGTGGCCTTGATGTGATCGTCGTACAGTTTGCAGAATTCTTTGGCCCGCTCCGAGAACTCACCAGCCTTGGAAATATGATTGACGCTATCGGCGCGAATGAGGCTATCCGATGATCGGCTGAACCGCTCGGCCAGCGATTGGCAGGCCAAGCACGCCGCTTTGTTACAGACGGCAAAAAAGTCCACCACGGGAACGTCAACGGCTAACTCGGTGGCAACAAAGTTGTCAGAATCGGTGATGGTTGTGGCTTGGTGCGTTGCGAGTAGATCGCCACTGCCCGCGCCCGCCGCTATCCAGATTTCGTCGTCGTCTTGATAGATGTAATCGTTGAGGCTAAAGCCGTGCGCGACCTGAATAACTGAGGTGGTTGTGCTACCCGCTGACCACGCGTAGAGGCTGGTAAATGTGATGCGGATGGTTTCAGCCGCACTCGGCGCGTGGCTTGGAAGCCATAAATAGCGCACGCCGCCCGAAAGATACGCTTGGTCATAGTCCGAGCTGTCCAGATAGATCGGCGTTTCGTCGCTGGCAATGGTTGGCGCTGGATACTGCACTGATTGAACTTGGCTGAATGTTTCGGCCCACGTGGTCACGGCGGCGAGGCTGTAATACTTGCCCCCATCGCCGGTGATGTCGGTGGTATTAATCAGCGGCTTATCTCTGCCATAGTCCGATACCGCTTGTTTGATATGCTGGTTTCGGACTATGGCTTTGAGTTCGGTATCCGCTTCGGGAACCATATTGAGCAGTTGCGCCGCAAAGGTTGACAGGCTGATGGTCATTGCTAGAAATATCCAACCGATACATCTGGTGTCGTGCCTGTAACCGTCGCGTAAAGACCATTGCTAAAGGCCATTGGATGCGCCAGGTTGACAACGGTTGTCGTGTTGATTGCGGCCTTGACCACGCACATTACAACGCCGCTACCTGCGCTGGCATTGTCGTGCAAGGTCACGCTTGCGGCATCAGCCCCGCCAGTAATAATGATCGAGGTCAAACTGCCACCAGAGGCTTTAATTACGCCACTTGCTGAAACAGCGGTATGTCCTACTGGATAAACCATTATTCAGCCGCCTTTTTGCTGGCCCGTTTGCGCGATGGTGCTTTCTTGCTTGCGGCGGGTTTCGGTTCGGCCTTTGGCTTGAGATCAGCCTTGGCAACTGTGTGCTTTTTGCCGCCAGCAATGCCGTAATCAATGACCACGATCACGCTATCATCGGTTTCACGGTGCGATAAAATCTGCGCTGCGTTGATGTCAAAATGTTGGCAGATTTGGTCAATCATTATTCACCAGCCAGATACCAGATGTTAAGGTAGACAGCAGTTGCAGCGGCGGCGCTGTTTACGTCGATACTGATAACGCTGTCGGCTGCAATGTGGACAGGCTCATTTGCCCCACCGAAATGGGTAGAAGTCCAAGTGCCAGCAACGTTTTGATCTGCTGCGGCCAGGGCTGCAATAGCGGCAGTCCCATCGACATTAATGTCGATGGTAAGTCCTGCATCGTCTGCGCTCGGTGCGGCTGATACGGCTACAATTGTCATTGACATTGGGATAGTTGCATAGTAAACCAACGCACCCAATACGCCAGCGTCGAGCGGGTCTGTCAGGGTAATGCTCCAATGTACTAATCTTTCACTCATTGTTTTATCTCCGTACTAGGCGGCTGAATATCAGCCGCCTATGAGGTTTTTAGTTGCGCTTAAGATACGTTAGATTTGTGCAGTAATCGCCAATCGGCAACAGGTGCGGTGTCATAAGTTGCGCTGAACCGGTAGGTCATCATCCGTAATTTGTAGCGGATGGTGTCATTGGTGAACAACGTGCCAGCGGCTTCATTGTTAGCAACAACGACCTGGGGTGTCATCATCCCGGTTGGAAAGGCCAGTTTGATCGGGCTTGCGCCACGATAACGGGCTAATACTGCCCAGTCGTTTGCGTCTGTCCAATCAGGCACGATAACGACTTGTGGTTGATCGCCATCAGGCCCATACTGGTTAGATGACTGATTGCCGGCAGTTCCAGCAAAGTCTGATTCTGGTTGCAAAACGCTGTTGCGAATCTTGTTAGCGGTTGCGCGTAAGTCGTTGGGGACTAGGATGGTAAAGCCGCCCATATCAACCAATTTTCGACCAGTACCTAGCGTGCGGGCTGTCTGGTTATACATTGCGGTGACAACGGTGTCGTAGGCTGTCCAGCTCAAGGCCGTGGTTAGCAGGTTGGCGTGTCCACCGGCAGTTGTGACAGCGGTGCTGTTGAACAATGCGCCAGTGTCAGAAAGTACCGGGCCTGCGGCTGTGTTGGTGGTAAAAACGGCTGCAACTTTGGCGCTCAGAGTGTTGTACCAAGCGTCGGCCAGTCGGGTAGGCATTGAACGGAAATAGTCAATCTTGTCGGCCATTAAGTCCTCAAGATTCACCGCTACATAATTGCCCTGTTTGACGTGTGCTGCCGTTTCTTCCTCGTCTTGCAATTGCATTTCGGTATAGGGCGCGCCTTTGGCTACAACGTCAAGCCCATCAGCACCAAACAAGCGGGCCAAGGTCAGATCATCAATCGGGTTGTCTGATTCGATGATGTCAACCAAGCCCTCATACCAACGATTGGAACCAGCGTAATCGACGGCGATCATAATGTTGACCGTGTTTTTGATGACCGTTGCAAGGTTCAAAGCCTCAGTGTAGGGCAGTTCATCAAGTCCCCACTGACCATTCAAGAAGCCAGTTCGGAGCAATTCAGAAACGCGACCACCATACTCAATGCTGGTTTTTCCACTGTTCAACCACGATTTATAAGCGGCTGACTCAGAAACGCGACTTGACACCAATCGGTCTGATTCAGTTTCAAGACCTGCGAACTTTTCGCGGCCCATCAGCTTCGCCATCAGCATTGCGGCTTTTTTGTCTTGCTCGTCAATGATTGGTTCGATGTTGGTGCGCCCGTTCTCAGTTACGCGCCCGGTGGTATCTTCGCTGGCTTGCGCGTCTTTCTGCGCTTTAATCATCGCGTCAATGGCTGAGGCTTCAACCACACGACCCGATACCGCTTGACGGACAACGGCTTGGAACTTCTCAGGCAGTTTCGAGGCTGATAATTTTTGCTCTAAAATCAACTCGGTTTTGCCAAGCTCAAGTGCTTGCAATGCCTCTGTTACTGCATCGGGAACCACATCGGCTTCGGGTTGGTCGCTTTCGGCCTGTGGGGTTTCCGGTGTTTCGACTGTTTCTTGCTCGGCTGATTCATCCGATGTTTCGGACTCCTCAACTTTCGCGGCCTCCAGATTGTCCAGTCGAGAGACAACCGGCTCTAATGCCGCTCCAATTGATTGGCTGAGTAACTCAGCCAGTTCGTTCTTGTCCATAATATTTGTCACCTCATTTGGACTTTCTGAATTATTTTTAGCGGCGATAATGCGGTTAAACTTCCCGCCCGCCGCTGGATTACCTACAAGATCAACGCTCAAAATATCGTGGAAGCCATCTATAATTTTCATCCGCGTGTTTTCTAACATCGCCTCACGGGTTGAGTCAGGAAATGCGGTGATGGATAAGCCGATGGTTTCCAGAATGCCTTGATCGTGTGCGTTTTTGAGCATTGCGGCTAAGCTGTCTTTAACTACCTTGAGCGTACCGACAAGACTCTTGCTGGCCGCTTCCCAGGCCACGCCCACAATTGAGCCAAGCCACTCATTTTCAACAGATCGCATCCCACCAGACTGGTTAAACTCGGCCTCGGTCTGGTGATTGTCGTACACCTTCACGCCTTCCCATTGCGCCACACTGCCCACGATGGCCTCAACGGAATAGAGCCGCCCGTTGTCGGAGCGAATAAACTCCTCGCCTTCGACGGTGACAGCCTTATCAAGGCCACCGATAATGGTCACATCCCACTCGCGCCCCGTTAGATTGTCGGCTTCGCTGGTTGGCGTGATTGCGGCTTCAAAATAAATGTTATCGACGGTTGCCGTTTGACTTTCGGTTATGCGTTGTCGTTTTCGTTTTGCCATAAATTGAACCAATAAAAAAAAGCGCCATTTCTGACGCTTGATGCGTTCGTGAAATGGCGCTCTGGTCGCTCTTTTACTTATAGAATTAAAGTAATTGTATCAAAACGTTTGTTCTATGTCAACATTATACGCATTAAGATCAATGATGATCGCCTTGCCGCGCTCTTGATGTTGCACCACATTTCGCACCGGGTCATAGCGAAAAATCAGCTTATCCGTGTACGGGTTGCGAACGTCAACGAAATGGCTTTCTGTGACGCGTGGCTGCAAGGGGCTTCTTCCATTATTATGCAGTCTGTTTCTCATCTATCACCTTTGGATGCAATACCCGCATCCGACATCTGCAATTAATCGTTTCACCAGCCGAACCGCGTGGGTCGCCAGGGTAGCGAAGCCGATCAGCGCCCACGGCAAACAGTTGGCTAACGGGTATCGGTCTGGCACGACCCGCCGCCCGATGCGATGGCCTAACACGGCTATCACCCACGGTCAACCATTGCTTGAGTAGCGTCGGCTTGATCGCCTTGTTTGCCACGTTCGCCAAAGCATTATGCGCCAGGTTAAAGATGCGGGTTGTCTCAGTTCTGAGCGTGCGGCGAATGCTGACAAGCTGCGTTGCCACTGATTTTCGGATGCGCCCCATCAGCTTTGACACTGACAAATCGCCCAATGCGCCAAGCCGAATATTGGCATTGATGCCACGCTGTAATCCACTGGCAACCGATTGGCCGATCAACTCAGCCGAGCCAATCGCACCTGACAATAAACCATCGTCAACACTGGCCGCGAATGTCTCGCCAATGGCGGCAAGCGGCTTTCGCACACTATCCAAGCCAAGATTAAACATATCGCCAAAGAGCCGCCTGATAAGATCGGTCATCTGCAAGCGGTAGTCATTGGTGAGGCGGAGAATGGCGTTGCGGCTTTGCCGATTGCCGATGATCGTTTGCAAATCAGTCTCAGCCAATACGCCACGCACCTCGCGCACATAGCCACGTGTCAATGATAGCGCCTCAGACAAAGCACGCCTTTCCAAGCTGGCAAACTCGCGGTCTATTTGGTTGGTTGCATCCTCAAAATCGTCAATGAGTGCCATTCAAATACCTTGTTACCGCCTCGATGGTTTGTTCATCTTCATCGAGTGTTATCTCGCCAATCGCCTCAAGCTCTGCCATTGCATCAATCTCCACGCCAAGCTCGCCGATCAATCGGGCGATTACCTTAGCCGTGGTATCGCGGGTAATCACGCCAAGGTCAATTTGGGCCACGGTCAAGGCTTGCACCGCGGCGGCTAATGTTTGGCTGGCTTGACTGGTGTCACGCTCGGCAATCTCTGGTAAGCCGATGATCGGCATATTGTCAATAGCCTCAGATGGCGTATACACGCCCGCGATTTGGGCCTGGTCGCGCACGAAACAGAATATGTGTTCTATCGCTTGTCTGATCTCGGCCTGGTCGTGTTCTAAGGTTTTCCAGGTTGGATTATTCTGGCTTTCGGCTGTGGTGCGAGTTGCGGTGTTATCCAGATTGTGCCAGTGGGCGGGTTGCCCTAAGCCGTTGGCTGCTTGCGATTTTAGCGCCTCTGCGGTGGCGATGGTCTGCGGCGCTTTAAGGTCTGGATAGTTAAACTCCCACGTCTCAGAATCGTTATGCACATTGATCGCGCCCTTTTTGGTTGGCGGTGCTTTGCGAATCTCAGCCGCCCGCGCTTTGACTTTGCCTTCGTCTTGCTCGGTCAGCGTCACATCCCACGAAAAATAACCGGCTAATCCTTCGCGCTCACCCAAGGCGAATAGTGTTTCGTCGTACAGGTCGAGCATATCAGCCGATTGCAATAGATCGCTAAAGCCGCGTGGCTGATTGGTGACATTATTCACCGAGAAGTAAAACGCCGAGCCGGTGTAGGCGTTGAGCTTATTGGCGTTGAGGAATGCCAATTCCCACGGCTGAATGTTGGCTTGCGTGTCTGTGACCATTAAGCCCGGTTGCCGTGCCGTCATCACCCGATTGCCACGAACGAAGTCTTGGTCAACCTGGATGATGCGATACACTCTTGGCGCGCGGTCATCTTGCCGTAATTTACAAATGACAATCCACGGCGCAAGTACGTTGTGAGGATGGCACAATACCGCTTCGATCTCGCTTGGGTCGAGATAGCCAAGCCGCGTTTGCCCATCGGCTTGCCTGACAAACGCGGGCAAACATAACTCGCCAAACAAGAATAAATCTAGTGTAAATTTGGGTAGCCAATAATCAAGCCGGTTGATGTCGCAAAAGGTGTCATAGATTGGGCGCAAATCTTCATCAGCCGTGGTGATGGCGCAATTGCGACCTAAGATGTAATCGCGCTTCAATGTCAACGCCCGCTTTGCAACGCCATTCGATTGATACAAGGCCCACGCTGTATTGATGATGTCATCACGGCTCATCTTCGTGAAGTCGCGCAAGCCCTTGGTTGTGACGCGCTTGTAGCCAAAAGTGGCAACGTCGCCCAATGGTGGCTCATCTTCGAGACTTCTAAAATCGGAGCTTGCCGCCTCGTAAACGCGGTCAGCCATTGCGCTTGCGTCGGCTGTGGTCATCAGGTTCGCCGCCTCCAGCGTTCGTTTCCAAATGGAGTTTAAGTTTAACGTTGCCATAGTCGGCCCCTTGAGCTGCTACGCTCTGATTTGTATATGTCAATATCGGTGTCGATGGTTTCGCCAGCGGCGGGCGGGATTGTCGAGGCTGGCAGACAAGCCAACATCACCGCTTCGCCTCGGTCTGGACTTCTGTTTATTCGGGCTTTGATGTCGTCTTTAGATTCGATCTGCACGCCGCTGGCTGTGTATTCGTAGCGTGGCGCACATAGGTCAACCAGCAACATCGTGTCGCTTGGCAATGCGAGATTGTCGCCGGTTTCTGGGTCGAGCGCCTCGCGCATTCGCCAATGGTACTCAGCCCGCTTGTTTCGCATCTTTAGCTTTTTGCTTTTGGTGTCAACGTACTCAGAGCGTTCGGAGGCGTTGACAGGAATGGTGGTATACATTGTTTTCAGGCTGTCATACGGTGACGTGCCAACGCCAATGACATCAATGTTGATGTATCCCGGTTGCTCATTGCCAAGATGGTTGTACACAGCCCCCGCGAAGCTTGGCCCATCTTCGGTGTCTGCATTTTCGATGATGAATAGCTCATCTATCCAATGTCCGTATCGTTTGGCGATTGGTGCTTCATCATCGCCGCCTCTGGTGGCATCAATGCCCACGGCGCTCAATGCCATTGCGGGCTTTTCGGCCTCCAGCCATCGGCGTTGCGCCGCCTTGACCCACGCCGTTGGTATCACTTGCCACGGGTTTGGCTTTGCCGTTGCGGTAAAATCACCGTAAAGCATTTGTGACCGTAATGGCTCTGGCAGCGCCTGTAACACAGAAGCATAGCCGGTCTTGGACAAATGCGGATTGTCGGCAAGCCTGCCAGGTATAAACGTGCGGCTTCGTGGCGTATATTCCTCGCCATCTTGCTCAAATGGCTCGCCGCTCTTGCACTCAATCTCAACTCCGTTAATGGTCGTAAACCATCGCAATTCCCCCGGTGCGGCGGGGTTGTCGTGGATAAATTCTTCGTGATCTGGATACAGATAAGCCAGCCAAGGTCTAATGTAATCCAATACCCAAGAGCCGCTTTCATCAGTCGGCGGGTTGAACGTGCAAACTACGCGGCATCGCTGGTCTGGATTTGTTGAGCGATTCCAGCCAATGATAAACTCGAATTGGCTGCGGGTGAACTCCGTCACTTCATCGAATCCGTAAAAGTCACGTGGTCTGCCCCGTTGCTTGAATTTGTCTTTTTCGTGCTGGCAAGCCTCGAATTCCAGCATACCGCTATCGGCTAATTTTCGGCGATGCAATGATTCATTGTAGCCATCATCGTTGCCATATATTTCGCGGCTTCGCTCAATGTTTGATCGCTGATTGGGAAACACGCGCCGAAAAATAACCGATCTTTTATGCTCCGTTGCGGCAAGCCCTAGCAGCAAATCCGTTTTGCCACTGCCAGCCGCGCCGCCATAAAACACAATATCGGCCTCGGATTCAACCGCCAACCGTTGCGGGTTGGGAATGTCGGCATTGTCGGGGTTGGGTTGCCATAGAAGCTTGTCGCCGTTGGCCGTGTTACGATGGCGTTCATATTCTATTTTGTCCTCAATCGGCCAAAGATGCTTTAGCTTCGCTGAGGGCGGTAAGGTCGAGTTTAATACCATCTGTTTCGCTTTGGGCAAACTTGAGCCAGTCCAGCAAATCCTTATTCGTGGTTATCTTTTCATCTGAAACCATCTGCCGCGCCGCTTTCATCGCAATTCGCAATCTTTCGGCCCGTGATGCAATGCCAACCATTAAACTCAGCCGGTCTTTCTCTTTCGCAAACTCAATGTCCGACTCCCAATTTTGGATAGTTCGCAAGGTGACACCCACGGCCTCTGATGTCTCTTGTTGCGTACGCCCTTGGGACAAGAGCATTACGGCATCTTCTTTTTTTTGTGTCCACTTAAAAACGGTCATATTACGAAATCTTTACGAAATATGTTAGCTGGTCGGTCATTCAGTCTCAATCTCACTTTCTGCCGTTCGATCTTGTGCGCGAGCCGTTTGTAGTGTCGGCGATGCTTGCACGACTTGGGATAGTCGCGTATCTCGGTGCAAATGGCTCGCTGTCTTGCGCTTCGGTATTTCATTTCCGCTCTATGGTTACACAACGAAGCAAGAAGTGTAACCTTAATTTCAATCCGTAACCGTGAACTTAATCGCCAATCTGTCTGGCGAAAAGCCACCTGCCTCATATTCAACGGTTAGCACGTACTCACCCTTCTCTGCGCCCGCAGGCACAGTCATCTCAGGCAACGTGATTGTTTGGTCGCTGTAGGTTGTCGTGGTTGAGGCAAAAAAACTATTCAACACATCCCCTTCGGTGCGTTGCAATACCAACTCGATTGTTGCCGATGTCACGCTGTCGGTAAGCCCGCCGGCTTTGCGGTTGGATACGTCCAAGGCGTAAACGTATCCAACCCCACGCCTAACAGATTGTGTTCCTTCGACTGCCAAATCAATTGTATGTATTGATAGTGCCATTAGCTACCTGCTGATACGGTCAACTCGTAGGTAAATTGGATACTGTCACCGTTTGTCACATTAATGGCACTGAATACAGTTCTGTCCATCAATTCGCCCGATGTTGAGGCATTAAATAAGCCGTGCTCAGTGATTGCCTTGGTGCTGGTGTAACTGATCGTACCAACGCTTCTGTAAATGTTCGCGCTTGCGCCTTCGGTTTGGGTTCCAGTGGCGCGGCTTTCACCGTCCGTGGTTTCCATATCGGTGTCGCCAACTGCCTCGGCAGTCGTGCCAACGCCCGAATCGTGATACTTGAAGTCGCCCCAGGTTGAATCCTCAGCCTGTAGCTGGTCAACCATTTCATTGACAAACGCGGTTGTCACCACGCGGTAGCCCACAACACCATAGTCAACCATAGAGCCATCGGCCTTGACCAACCGTGCTGACAATTCAGCCGTCAAGGTTGGGATGCCTGTAATCGCACTCAGCCCCTTGGCGACCTTGTTTGACAGCAAGCCGAAAAGATAAGGGTTTCGCGCTTTGTTGGTGATACGCCACTTGAGCGGCGGCTTGGGTGGCGAAATCAATTTTGCACCTAATGACCCATTCATATCTACATTTGAATCAAACATAATCATTACTCCTGTTAAATAAATAAATTACTTTGCTTTGAACGTGAAACTCAGTATTTTTTTCTTGACCGTGAAGGTTAGATCACGGGTTTTGAACGTAAGCGTTTTTATTGCTGCGGTAACGGGTATTGCATCTGAGGCCCGGCTAAGTGACCCCACCAGCGACAATGCGCCTGACAAACTTTTGCTTATGGCCTTGCTGACAGAGCCACTTGGCGCAATTGCGCCCGATAGCGATACGAAAAAAGCCTTTATGCTAGACAGGCTCCCACCTGGGGCAATGGCCCCCGAAAGGGTCAAAAGGAATGTCTTGGCAAGTGTGCCGATAGGCGAAATGGCCCCCGAAAGGGTCTTGGTCGTTTTCTTTGCCAGCGACCCGCTGCCAGCAATCACGCCAGCGATTAACTTTTGCGGCAACGTTGTCAGCAGCCCCGATGGGGATAATGACCCTGCAACCGATAGTAGAAACGTCTTTACAGTGACAAGCGTCGATGCGGGGGCAATGCTGCCAGCGAATGCTTTAATCGTTTGCTTGATCGTCTGTCCTGACAGTGGCAAACTGCCATCAAAGCTCAACAATGTTGATCTGCCCAATGTGCCATCAGGGGACAACGACCCCGCCAGGCTGGCAAAAAATGTATTGCTGGTTAATTCGCCAATTGCATCGCCAGCCAGCCCTAATGCGCCCGCAAAACTTTTGAGCGTTGATCTTGCCAATGCGCCGGATGTTGTCAATGTGCCGCCAATTGAGCGGGCCAGTTGTTTTATCGGCGAACCTGATAGTCCTAAATTCCCGCTGGCCGCCTTGTTGCCCTGCTTGGCTATTGCGCCCGACAACCCAAGCGACCCAGCCAGTAACACCAAAAAGGTCTTAACCGTTGCTAATGTGTTGCTTGGCGTAATGGCCCCCGCGAAGGATTTTGCAGATTGCTTGATGGCATTGCCGCCCTGGAACAACACGCCTACTGCGTCAATGCTGATAGATTTTGAAATCAACCCGCTTGGCGATACCGAGCCAGCCGTGGCTTGCGTGTATTCTGTGCCGCTTGCCGGAGCCTCGGCAAAGGCCAGTCCGATACCAGCCCACGCATTTGAGCCGTCAACTGTTCCCCAATTCAGCGTTACACCGTCGCTGTCAAATGACCCAAACGAGGCGGCAACCCCGTCTCCACCATCGTCCAGAGTGACACGAACAATGCTGCTTTCGGTGCTGCTTTCGGTGTTTGTCGGATCAGCAGCATCCTCGATAGTAAAGCGGCTTGCCCCCTCAAGGTCGGTATCGCCCATATCAGTAACAGCCGCGCCAATTGAAAAACCACCAGCCGTGCTGTCGTTGGCATCTACGTTGCTGGTGTAAAGCGTTGATATAACTGGCAAAAATGCGGCTGGCTTGAATCCCATTCCAGTCGTGGAATCATCGCCAGTTGAAGTTGGACTATCAATGTCGCCAACCCAAACGCCTTGCCCGTCGGTATTGAAAATAATGTATGGCAAATCCCGACTAGCGGCCCCGCTCGTATGTGTCGTAATTTCAACGGTGGTTGAGGTAACATCAGTCACCTCAAAGCCTGATACCTCTGTGCCGCTAGTCGTTAGGTAACTGGCAATGCGGTCTGTTCGCCTCGCCATTGATGGCTGCCCTGCGCCGCCCCCCGTTGACTCGCGCTGTGCAATAACCCGTTGCGTGATTGTTGATGAAACGTAGCTGAAAAAGCCAAGCGAAAAGCGGATGTGTCCCGCGCCGCTTGTGTTATCATCGCGTTCGACGTATCCAAATAAACCAGCTTCGGGCTGAAACGTAGTTGTAATATCGGTTGTGCCGTCATCGGTGTCAGTTGGGTCAATGTAGCCAACCAAAACGTCAAAGTCAGCCCCACCGATCAATACAACATTGATGAGATAGCCAGCCGCAGGAGCTACTTGATGGTCAATTGTTACCGAACCAGTGCCGAAGCTGTCGAATGTCGCATTGACCAATTTTGTCGAGGTTGCGCCACCATCAAGCAACGCGATGCAGCTAGTGGCATCGAGTATCCGTGTTGATGTGGTTGACGCTTGATTATCCTGCGACGTAACCGACATCGCCCATTGGTTTGTCCCGTCTGTTGCCCCATAGCCAATAGCGGCATCAGCTACATCTGTGCCAGCCACCGACCCCTCGGTTAGCCACATAATGGCTAACTTTGGCGTTACAGTCATCTCACTATCAGATAGCGACTGTGTACCTGTCGAGGTATTTAGTGCAGTCTGGACAAAACCATAATTGACAGCCATTAATCGTTATTATCCTTTGTGTTGCGTGGCACGGCTTGAAATGCCTTGTGTAATTCGATAAGCTCATTATACGCCCATTGTGATGGTAATTCGTGCATCAGTGCCGCTTCGCGGGTCATTTGCTGCCATTTCAGATCGGCGATCTTGCGCCAACGTCGATTGCTTTCAAGTAGCACCGCTTCTCTCGCCTTATTGCGGATGGCGAAATGCACCGTTTTCTCAACCACATAGCCGCTAATCAAGTGTTTTTCGAGATGCTCTTGCGCGCCAGCGACCAACGCCGCTTGAAGCACGTCAGGGTCAGTGTTGCCAGTCAGTACGATGATCGGCATATCCTCAACCCGATTGTGTTCTCTGATAAACGCGATAACCTGCTCAACGGTGTCAGCCCCCTCGCTGGTGGGCAGCCCAAGGTCAAGCAAAATCAGATCAATGTCGGCGTGCTTCAGCAATTGCTCAAAGGCTTGGTCAAGGTCATCAGCCTCATAAACCGCTTTGAACCGCGCCAGGTATCGCTTGATCTCCATTCGGTACAAAATTTCATCTTCGATCAGTAAAATCTTATGGTCAATCGTTTGCATTTAACCCCCCCGGTAAACGCACGTCGTTGCTAAAGTACCAGTCTACCGCTCTTGATATGACCTGCTGGTAGTCCACTGGTTTGACTACGTAGGAGGCCGCGCCCAGGTCATAGGCTTTTTGCACATCGTCGTGATTGTCACTGCTGGTCATCACGATTACGGCAAACTTGTGTCCATTCATTTGCGCCATCACTTCGTGGCCGCTGACGTAGGGCAAGTTCAGATCGAGCAAAACCAGATCGACGGGCTGGGTTTTGAGATAGGCGATGGCTTCGCGCCCATCGCCGACAAAAACCACGTTGTGACCCTTGCCGTCAAAAGCTCGTTTAATCAACATCTGGTGTAGCTTTTCGTCCTCAACCACCAGAACATTTTGCACGCCTAATTTCGCTGCGCTTGCGGTAATGTCAAATAGAATGATGCGCCTCCGTTTGGCTGTGCCTCAGCCCAGACCTCGCCACCGTGAGCGGTGACGATGTTTTTGACGATGGTCAGCCCCACGCCCGTCCCCATCTTGTCTTTATGGGCCGAACGGTATAGCTGAAAGATTTTGTCGGCTTGATCGGCTTCAAAGCCGATGCCATTATCGGAGACGATGAACTGCACAAAGCCACGTTTGGCGGCGGGTCGTGCCGTAATGCGGATACGCGGCGCAACATTATCGCGCCGGTATTTCAGGCTATTCAAGATCAGATTTTGGAATAATTGCGCGATATGCACCTTCGAGCCAGCCACAGGTAATAGTCGGCCTCGCGCCACGTCACCATCGACGGTGGCAATATCAGCCTCAAGCACGTTGCAAAGCTGCTCTATTAGCTCATCCATATCAATCGCGGCGGTGCGATCGCCGATGCGCCGCGTCTTGTTGTACTCGGATAAGCCATCAATCCGATCACAAACCATCTGCGCGGCGATCTCCATTTCGGCGAGTAGCTCGGCGGTTTCATCGTCAGTCAGGCCAAGGCCATCGTTGAGCGTTCGCAGCCCACCGAGGATGCCTTTTGACGGGCTATTCAGATCGTGACTGGCGATAGATAATAGCTGCGCGTATTCCTCAGCACGGCGATGGGCATCTGCCGCCTCGCGCTTTAGCACATCCTCAGTCGCAAGCAGAGCCTTTCCAAGTTCCTTGCCTTTGGTTGATGTGCCGATAATCATCAAGATCGCCAGTAAATAGGTTGGGAATCGACCAATGAGATTCGCCAGAAAATAGCCGAGCGTAAAGTGATTACTGAACAGGAATAAGATCGCCTCGCTCAAGGCGTTTAGCCCGATGCCGAAGAAGAACAGAGCCACGGCATAGTCAATGCTGCGGTTGGCCTCGCGCTTGAGGCGTGGCGTGGATTGGCCGGTGGTTTCGTCAACCTCGAATTTAATCAGCACCGGCATCGCTGAGATGATAAACATAATCAGCGCAAAGCCCGCGTTGTACACCAGTCGTATGTAGCTTAGGAGTTGCCACGTTTCAGGTGCGAACCACTCAATCATTCATTGCCGCCTGTATCCAATCTTTCATATCATCGAATCGCCGGTGGAAGCTGGTAAACATTTCGAGTTCTTTCATCCGTGTTTCTGTGGTAGAGGCTACTTTTGCCAATTCAATCTCTTTCTCGTTTGAGACCTCTTGATCTCGTCGGCGTGTCCAATCTGGATACCACTTAAAAAAGATAAATATCAGAATTGACACGATGATGAGCGCAACAAGGCCGGTGCTGCTAAGGGCGTTTAGCCGCGTTGGGTCTGACAATATTTCTTGCATCAGCCAACCGGCTCTTTGGTCAACTCGCGTAAAATCAAAGTGACGATGCCAGCGATCCCCGTAGCCCAGCCGACATATTCAGGTGGCAGGCTGTCGATAAACGCCTGGAATTCCGATGAGGCTAGTACCAGCAGTGCGATGGCGATTAAGCTACTACCCCACCAGTATGTTTTGCTCAAATATCTTGACTTTGACATACAACCCCCAAGTTGCATAAAAAAAGGCGATGATCGGCATATTGCCTGTCATCGCCCTAACTGTAATCAGCCGTTGCGGAAAAGTAGAATATAAGTTCTGTTTATTTTATCAGACCGAATTGCTTACGTCAACCTGAATCGCCTTAAGGATTTCTTGACAATCCAGATTATGCTCACGGATGAACCAGACCAACGCCCGCTCATTTCGGTTGAGGATGATCGACTTGGTTTTTATGTTCATCTGTTGCTCGGCTTGGCGCAAGGTTTCGATGCCTTGCCCGCGAAGCCAAGTTATAAATTGCTCATCTGATCGCATAGAGCGATTGCTCCGACTGATAGCACTGTTCGCAGAGCGTGTAATTATACGGCGTTTGTTCTTCGCCTGCTGTCAGCACTACCGTATGCAGTGCGTCTTTGCCACAATCGCATTTTTGCACACGTGGCTGAACGTCTCCCACCGCCGGTAATCCCGGTGGCGTGGCGTTGTCTATTGCCTTTGCTACCCACGCAGGCACGATTTTGCCCACGCCGAATTTTTGAGACGAATAGTTAAACTCGCCTGACAAAACAAGGCGGTCTAAAACATTTCTGACCGTGCCACTGGATGGTATGCCACACGCGCGCTGAATCTCTCTTATCGCGGGTGGCCGGTGGACGGTTGCCCAAAACGAATTTATGTAGTCAGCCGCTTTTTTGTCATACTTGCCCATCATCCCTCCGATTGGGTCGCCAGCCTCGCAGGAAACGCCCCCTTGAGGCTGGCTTGTGTTTGAAACATTATCGAACAACGTTACTGCGGAATAAGAATTCATTCGCTTGCACTGGTCAGATCATCGCAGGTGTGGCAAGCCGCGAACCTGCTCAAAATGTAAAAATTGCTTCCACTAGACATAGGTTTCGCTACGCTGTCTCTGTGCAACGTGGTAGCGACTCCGTTGCATCTTGGCGGGTGTCAGCGTGTTAGGCTGGCACGGTTTTGGCATCACCCCCTTTCGAGTGCGGTGGCTAGATTAGCCCATACCACGTTTGGTCGCCTTCATTGCGAACGGGCGTTCCAAGAAATAACCCGCCAATTCGCGTGGCTTTAATCACTTCGCCTTTCGTTTGCCAGCGTTTTGCGTCGAGCTTCGCGTTTTGCTCTGCCACCGATACAAACGGCACAAGGTTGATGCCCTCAACGGGTGGCACTTCGTAGCCTTCGACCTTGCGGCGTTGTATCCATTGGCGAATCGAATCTCTGTTTGTGACTGTGTTTTTTGTCGCCTTGCGGAATTCAGCCAGGGTCAGCGGCCTTTTAATCTCTGCATATTTGGCGTTGAGCGCGTCACATTTCATACGTCGATTGGCGGTAACCCGATCTAATGGCGGCGGGAATTCGATACCATACTTCGCGGCAGTCGCCATTGTCTGCGGGTAAAATTGCGAATGACCAAACGATGCGGTGATCTGCTTTTTGGTGATATACCCCTGCTCTTTATGCAACTTCCAACATTTATCGGCTGCGGCCTGATACCGCTTGGCTGTTGACTTGAATAGTCTCGGTTGTTTGCTCATCGGTTGTCTCCATCGCCTTGAATCGCCCCTCGCTTGGCGCGATCTGCGAGTTTGTCCAGGTTGGCCTGGGCTATGTCATCCAGTGGTATATCCATATCGGTTGCAAGTTGCGATAGATACCAGAGGCAATCGCCAAGCTCGGCGGCCATATCATCAATGTCAATCTTGCGATCATCGCGGATGACCTTTTTTAGCTTGTTTGCGATCTCGCCAACCTCGCCAGATAAGCCGAGTAAATGATATTGCCAGTTGCCTTTCTGCAGGTCGGTTAGTTTCGATCTCACTTGATAATCCACAAAGTGCATTTCGTAATCCTTTCGGGTATTCCATTCGGCCAGCGCATCAGCGTGCCAAGGCGCATCGGCTGAGGTGTCAAAATCTGTTCTGACTTCGCCAGTTGTCACGCCGCATTGACATTCGATATGTCCCCATTTCCCGTGTGATGGGTTCTCGATCACGAATGATATGTCAGTGCTGCCGCAAAAGGGGCAAGGTTTAATTTCGCGGCTCATATCAAACTCCCCTGCACCGCACCATATTTATCGCTCATCTCATCGTCACTCAACGCCACCGCGCGAAAGTCAACGCTGGCAATATCGCTACTTGTTGTCAACGCTGGCGCATCGGTTTGCAGCCACCGATCAGTGATGAGCTTGCGCTGTTCTTCGCGGTTGGATGAGCATTGAAGCTCGTAGTTAAACGTTGCGGCTTTGGGATTATCACGCGCGTCGGTGTAGTTGATCGCGCCAGTTAGCTTGTGGACTTTCATTCGATTTCCTCCTGATTATCGCTAATGATTTCCTCGGCTTCCTCGACAAACAACTTGCCATAAATCAACACGGGTATGATGCGGTGCAAGAGCGTTTCGTAATTGATATAGCCGTATTGAAACGCGGTTAGATCGTCAATAAACCGCTTGTCATTTCCGATCAGCTTGATAATATCGGGCCTATTCATTTCGACCTCCGCATTGCGGGCCTTGCGTCAGGCTGCGTGTTCTCGATAACCTGATTGCGACCATCGTAAAAGCGGCTTGCCAACGGGCTTGGCATTTGGTCAGGCGATGTCTGACTGGCAAACACGGTGACAGCCTCGCCAGCCAAGGCCAATCGGTATCGCTCATCAAAAAAGTCGAAACGGAATTCCTCAGCGAAGCCAGTCATATTGACCTTATCCACCTCATCAACGGCCAAACAGTATACCGAACGAACGCGCTCAAATAGGTCGAGATAGCCAAGTGACTGATAATTATTTAGATCGCCTTTGTTCTCCAAGTGGCTGGCTTTGGCATTTCGCTCCACTTTGGCATCACGCATAATGTTGACCAACCGACTAAATTTGATATACAACGCCGTTTTGCCACGCCGCCCAAACTCATTGACCAGGCTAATTAGCGTGTCGCCTTTGGCATTACCTGGCCCGCCCCACACGTACAGCCAGCCAAATGGCTCGTCTAGCATTGATTGAGCAGCATCAATAACGGCTCTGTTGCCATCGTTTACGGCAATATCTGACAGTCGCTTTTGCCGTTCGTAGTCGGTCAGGTCTGACAAACTGGTCAACCGTTTCATCTGGTCAACGGCGTGCGCTTCGCCGTCACAGCGAACCGGCTTGCCGAAATCAGGATGATCGGGTGGCAAATCTCGGCGAAAAAAGCCAAGGCCACCGCACTTGGGGCAACCGCCATCATTGGGCGTAGGTTTGGCCGGTTGCTGGGTCAAAGACGAGCTTTGGGGCAATGGGCTTGGTACTCTGCTCTTGTAATCCGATAATGCCTGATTTATTGCTTGCATAATTGCGTTCCTTTCGTGTCGGTATTCCAGTTTCAAACCAATCAAACATCCCTTGGTAGTTGTCGAATTTATATCCTGCCAGCTTCCACGCCTTGACCACTTCGCCCCACTTCGCAACACTGGCTGAGTCATCACCGATCTTGCTGATAATATCCGATTGGCAATTACGACGCGGGTAATATCCAGTTGCAGCCTTGTAAGCCTCAATCGCCGGGTGTTCGCCTTGCTTGGTCGGCTTGTCTGATTGCTTGAATGTTGCCAGCGACCCAACGGTGTTGATTGATTCCAAAACAACGGTCAAGCAATCTAGCGACTTATCCCCAATCTGCTGATTGCGATCTAGTGCGTAACTAATCCACATCAACGGCGTTTCGTTGGCTGGCACTGCCAAAGCATCATAAATGGCCCGTAATTGCTCATTGCTCAATGGCGCATAACCGCGCTCATCCATAGCATTAATGATTTCTGGCAGATCAGCGACAAACCCACCCCCACTATTAGTTGTTTCTTTGGTTGTATCTTGTAGTTGTTTCTTTATAAGACTCTCTGACCTACCTAGGCTAGACTCTGAGTCTGACCTAGGTAAGACTCTCTGGCCTACCTTATCATCGGAGGTAAGACTCTCTGACTTACCTTGCGTGTAGTAACTACCATCGTGTTTACTAACTGATATAGATACCTTGTTAGAACAAATGTACGTATGTGGGGCGTGGGTTACATCGGGTGTCAGGTCGATCAGATAGCCATCTTTGCACAACGCTTTTAGCTTCCGCTCGGCGGTCTTTCGGCTTACGCTGATGCGCTCGGCTATCGTGTCAACGGAGGCATTGCAAACCTGTTGAGCCATCTGGCTATAAGCCCACACAGCCCCATAAACCAGAGCAATAATCGGGTCGTTGTAGGCTTTGGCTATTTCGTGCGGCATCGGGGTAAATGGGCTATCAACGGTCATAATGTCGCCTCGTGTCTTGTCAGAAACCATCCGTCCTCAAATCTTATGCGCTGACAAATTGCCTCAACTTCTTGAGCCGACAAATTGAACCATTCGCCATCCTTCCGCTTTGCCGAGAATTCATCGTGCATCATCTTTTCAGCTTGGCGCATATCGTCAGCCCGCATCGTGTGAACCAACGTAGCTGAGGGGAAGTCTCTCTGTATCTGCGATAGTCGTCTATCTGGCTTGCCTGATAGCCCAATCTTGTGACACCCATCATCCCGGTGCATCAGGTATACATAGCCTTCGCCTTCGGTTCGCTCGGCTTCGCTATCTAGGTATTGAATATGCCTTAACAGGATTTGGTTGTTTTCGTCTGACTCCGAAAGTCTCTCGTCTAACTCTTTTTTGTCGTAATAAATGTCTCGTAACTGAACGGCCCTGCCGTCGGCAATGCCTTTCCAGAAAAAAGTAATCATTTTGTTGTGTGCTAATTCCTCAGTCGTGTGATGCGAAGGGTTTGTCGCTATACCTACTGAATATCCTATTGCCGTAGCCAATACAGGCGCACATCTAAGGCAAATGGATGCTGACAAATCCTTGTCGCAAAAAATCACCACCCCTCTCCTTGGGATAATATCATCAAAATCCCCGCAAACGGCGGAGCAAACTATGCAAGTGCCAGGGACTTCCGATACATACGGGAATTTCCCGGTCTCTCCTATAACCAAATTGCGTTCCAATGTCTCACTCATAATTCTCACACTTTCCTTACATATCTCTGCCAGTTGCCTGACACATCCTGACAGATTGCTATTTTCGCGGTTGGCTCTTGCGCCATCCGTCGAGTTCGTTTTCTGCCCCGTGCAGATCATTCAACACATTGCGATAGATTGCTTGCAGATGTTCAGCAGCCGCACCTTTGGCGGCATCGCTATCATTGCCGTGTGCGGCGACAAAGGCATCAATGGCAAGGCTCATCACCGTCAGGCGGGCGCGATAATAGGCGATGCGCTGCTCTAGGATATATCGACGCTTGTTCTCAGCTTCGGTGGTCATTTCAGGCTCCTAAATGATGACTACGCAAAGGACATTAGTTCTGCGTTGATTTTCTCAATCTCAGCCACGACGCTACCGCGTTTGGCTGGCTCGCAGAATACCATCGCCTCAGACGCGAGATTGTATGGCCCTTCGATGGTCACGCCGTCAAGCGAGGCGATCAGCTTATTCAGCGCGCGCTTTTCGTGGTCGTTGATCTGGCCGATAAATATGGTGTCAGACCAGTTGACGCTTGGCATTGGTTTCATAATGTTGCTCCTATAAAAAACAATAGCCGCTATCGCATTCAGCATCTTCATCCACATTGGCCGTTAATGCCTGCGTTGCCGCGCCTTTTGTAAAAAAAGGCGCGTCGGTTTCGCCGGTATCCACTTTGGCGGCTTGTGGCTGGTCTGTCACACAAACATAGTTAATGCCGTGATCTTCAAGCCACGGCCCCCACTTGGCCGCAAATTCATAGGTGTACCCGTGTTCCCACGTGGTATCAGAATGGATTGCAAAATCCACCTTTGGCAATTCGCCCAACGCTGACATAGCCGCCAGCGTCCAGCTTTGTATGCCCCAACCGAGGCTCAATGCGCTTAATTCTGGTTTCATAATGTCATTCCTCCGCTAAACTCCATCAACTTCGCTCGTATCGCCTTCGCCTCAGCCACCGTCAGCGGCTTGGCAAATGTCGCAACCGTCAGCGTCGCATTGCCGGTTGCGGTACACAGCACGCGCTTGGCCGCAATACCACCAGCCTCGAAGGCCAGTCGCCAAGATAGGCCGTTGATCTCGATCTCCCAAGCCATCACGCGGCTGGCGTTATTCCAAGAGAAGCCAGCCAGCGCGAGCGGCGTGTCATCACGCTGGGCCAGTGGTATTGGTCGGCGGTTATCAGATCGCATAACTAGGTCAGCGTGTCTACCCATTTTGCACCGCTTCAAGGTCGAACAATGGTTTATACCCTGATTCGTACAAAAGCGTGGCTGTGTCAATCTCAATAGCCTTTGGCTCTATCACCCATTTGACAAATTCTACATCGTCTACGTTTATCCATTCTGCGATTTCGTCGTTCAACCTCGCTAACTCTTGAGGCGAAAGAGACAAGCGTCTGTCGAAATTTAATCGCGCCCCTCTTTTATCGTATGTGGCAGTGCATTTAGAGCAGTCGCACCAATGTAATTCATTGATAATCGCTACAGCTTTAACTTGATATTGAGCATATTCAGCCATTTTGCACCTCGTCACGCCGTTCGTTGATGGCATCTAAGATGGCTTGAGAATCGGCGTTGTCTGGGTTCGCCAGACAACGAACAACCCACGCCGCCACAGCGACATCACGGTCACAATTAGGCGTGGCGACTTCGTGGTACTCATAGACCCTTAATCCCTTGATCGTGCTTTCGCACCAAGCCATAATGTCAGCCATTTTGCACCTCGAATCGCACGTCAACGGCATCAATTGGCAACGATAGCAACATCGCTTTCATTGCGCCGCGAATATCGCCAATGATCGGCATAGAGGTAATGCCTCTGGCTGTTCGCCAGGTCACGACGGTTGCGAGTTCTTTGGACTTGTCAATTGGGGGGGATTGTGGTAATATACTGCTTGAATTTTGGTGAATCATATCGCCATTCCTTTCGTAAACGCGCCATAGGATGCCAGTCCTATCATTGGCGCGTTTTCTGTTGTATATGGGCCAATAAAAATAGCCACATTAGTTAGGTTGCTGAGACCTTGAACGCTTTTGAAAGTGTCCGTAACTAATGTGGCTATATCGACTATTATAGCAGTATAAAATTGTGACAACAAAAAAAGCGTTTCAGATGTCTCAGCACAACTATTATAGCACATTTCAAGCCCCATTTCAACCACTTTTAACATTGTTACACTCATTCATTTTGACCTTGCTCATTTCCTCAAAGATGATTTGTCGCCCAAGGTCAAGCCCCCAAGTGAACCACGCCACCGGGAATTGAGCGCCGCCGCCATCCCACCCCTTGTCAGGCATCTTGAAGTCAACACGGCTACTCAGTATGATGATCTCGACCCCATATTCCTTGAATAGCTTTTGCCCCGCTTGTGCGGCCAATGTTTCGACTGGCAATAACAAGGCAAACGGTTTGCCAAGCTGGTACGACCTTTCAAGCCATTTGTACTTAATGGAGTAAGGAGGGTTTGTTACTTGCACCTCCCATTTGGCAGGCTCATAGTCAAAGAAGTTTTGTCCGTTCTCGATCTGGCTTGTGACCACATCACGACCACCGTTAGCCAATGCGCCTGACAAATAGCCGTCAGCGTTGGCAGGTTCCCAAACGATAGACTTAGGCAGATATGGTATGAGCGGTTCGACTGCATAGGGTGGGGTTTGGCAATGGTCAAAAGGGCTTGCGGTTTCGATGTTTACGGGCTGGCTAGTTTTGGGCTTGATGCGCCCTCTTGCCTGTTCTGCCATCTGGTCAATTTCGTCACGCTCATACCACCCGCCTTCATTGCCCGTGGCTTGCCGCTTTGCACAATAGGGGCAATAGTTCGGGAATTCGCCGCCATCGTACAGACTTTGGCAAGTTGGGCAGCGAACCGTATCCGACTCGCCTTTCTTAATGGACAGCATTTCACCCAATGGCTCAGGCGCATTAACTTCAAACTTATGTGATTGTATGATGTCTTTGGCTTTGCCGTTTGTGATGGCTTCGCCTTGCTCATCGCCTCGCGTTTGCGTTGCAAGGTCAGTGCGGCAGCATATTGTTTGCGCTTTTTGGCCTCAATAATGTCTGCGTCAGTTTCAATCAAATTCTGTAAAGTCACGTTCAATCTCATCATTTATCCTTTCCGCGTGGTCTGTAATTAGTTTCAGCGCGGCATCAGCGTTGCCCCGGTGGGCGTGGCTGGCCGCTTGAATGATGGCTAATTTCAGGCGTAGCGCATCGCTATTCAACTGCTGAATAATGGCGCGTTGCCGGTTCATCGCTATATCGAATGGTGTCAATTCGCCACCTCTCTGGCTTCGCAGCCCCGATCAAATGACCACACATACTCCACCTCAGCCGATGATTCGACGTGCATAGATTGACATTGCTCTAGTCGGCTCATTGGATGGTTGACCAAGGCATAAATAATGATGGTCATAATGGCGGCAATAATCACGAATTTGATGTGATAGCCTAGACTGTTTTCGGTTCGCAACGTCTGATTGAGCCGCATCTCATCGGCGCGTAGCTCTGCTATTTCATCGCCAAACATCGTGGCGCGTTGCGTTTCAATGAAGTTTTCGAGTTTTTCTTCGGTTGTCATTACGCTGCCCCTATCGCCTTGAATGCCTGATCGGTGGTAAGCCATATATGGTAAATGCCACCAGCGGCCTCAATCAACGCTTTGGCTTCGGCTTCGCCATCGGTCAACATCGTTTCAACAGGTTTTGTTTTTGGGGAGTTATCTGGATTTTTAATCTCTGCCAGATAAACCACGCCACGAAACACGACTATGATGTCAAGAAATTCAGGCACAATGTGAACGCTCTTTACGTATGCGCCAATGCTCCGCAAGTCCTTAACTATTTGCGGCTGGTTCGCGTCAACTCGTTTTGAATAACTCATATCAGCATCCTCCACGGAAGCCAAGCGGCTATATTCGCCATTGCCATAATCAAAAACCACACAGCAAGCCAGCCCATCATTGCGCCTTCCTTCGGCTGATAAACCACGCCACCACGACCAATCCAAGCCAGCTAAATAGCATCCAACTAGCGATAAACACAAACATCAATTTGCAGTAATCCATCTGCGTCACCCTTTGGCGGCTGGTCAGGGAGCAAAGACCAGCCGCCGATCAAAGGAGGAATACAATCGCCGATTGTGGACAGTGCGCCACGCCTCATTTCATCGCGGCTCTATCCAGCCTCCGCACCGTGGTCAATCGGCCTGAGTGTCATCATCTAGCAGAAAATCGTACAAAACGGGAACTGGTGTAAGCCATCCCAATTCTTTCATTTGGTCAATGGCGATGTCAGCGGCTTTAATGGCGCGAGCAACTAATTCCTCTGGTGATTCAAGTGCGCCCTTTTGACGGCCCTTGCTGTCCTCCCCATCAGGAATCGCGGTAACAAGCCCCCATTGCTCGATGAGTTTTAAGGCTAATTTCCCCTTGAAGTCGGGCATCTGTGTCTGGTGAACCTCGCCTTTTAATTCGCCATACTGAAATTTTACGGTGTGGCAATAATCTTCATTGCTCACGCTTGACACTACCAGCGGCCTCGCACTGCCCAATTCTTTGAACATATCCATTACTTTTGCTTTGTCACCCATAACATCTCCCTTATCAGTTAATCTTCTTTTTTATTTTGCGCCTTGATATGCTCGTCGTACTCATCAGGTGTACGCAGCCAGCCCGTACCATTCAACAGTTTCAAACTGGCAAGCATTGACTTGCTCGGCCCGTTTTTGGCCTTGCTGACAAAGCCAGTTGACGTGCCAGTCATTTTGGCTATTTCCTTTTGAGACACGCCGAGCGACTTCTGCGCCTTCTCGATAACAAATCTAAACATTTTCTTTGACATCCATTTGCTGTGGTACTACAATACTACTACGCAAGGTTTCACGGTTGTGAACCAGTTTTGACGATTTTCATTAATTTGTTACAATTGAATGTTAGAAGGAGAGACAAAGCCGATAGAAGATAATCGGTGTAGTTCCGTGGAGAAATAAAAAAAAGGGAACCACCTGGCAGGCTTCGGCCTTGTCCGGTTCTAACAGTTGAGCGTTACCGCGTAAGTTTCTGAGGCTTTCGGTAACGCTCTTTTATTTGGTTGTTGAAATATCTTTAAAACAAAAAACCGCTCATTAGGTGGTCAGCAATGAATAGCCCCACCGTAAAGCGGTCTAGTAGTCGGTTAAAAACTTTCGGTTGTGGGTAGCGAATATATTGCTCATTCCCGTTAGCTCCGAAACAAATTGTGTGGTTGCTGGCCCAACCCGTTAACAAAAAATACCCGACATAAATAGCAAAATCAGCCGAATGTCTTGATCGGCTTAAACTTTGCTATGTCGGGCGTTCAGGCGGCTGTCTATGCTGAGGTAGCACACAGCGGCGAGGTGGGCGCGATGTTGCTGGCAATAGCCAGTGATACAGTCATTTTAGCAAAGTTTACACTAAATTTACAAACCCCAATCATTTTTTTGAAATGCACCGGTCACATAGGCGGCGATGATCTGCGCCTTGCGTGGCTCATCGTGTGCCACGACCAACCCCGCCTCGCCGATCTGATACCAGACGCTTTTGCGATTGCTGGCAAGCATCACCTTTCCGAAAAAATCAAAGCGGAAGCCAGGTTCAATGATCGCTTTATGGCTGGTGTGGATACGGAATAGCCGCGATGAGTTGTGTCGCGCCGAGCCATATTTGACCAGACATTGCGCTGATGTGTAGCCACGACTGACACCGTTGACAGATTGGATTGTCGCGTCTCCATATACGATCAGTGATCTCATATAAACATTATAGCGCAATGCGGATATTTCCGCGAAATTGCGCTATCTTTTTTTACGCTTCGGCGTGTAGCCCATCACCGTCGATCTATTTATTAGGATTGTGCCGTTAGCCTTGCGCGCTGAGCCATCTTTCAGCCAGACTTTTTTGCAATGGCGTTCGATGGTGTCAGCCGAAACGCCGTGATACCGTGCAGCCTCAGAGATGGTCATCACCTCGTTTAGCGGATTCATTGTTGCACCTCGCATTGTTAAGATGTCGCCACCTCATTTTAACAATGTCGGTAAATACCGCAAACCACCAGCCGCAATTTTACCGCCATCGCGGCCAGAGCGATGATACTCTTTAAGACTAATTGAACTCGCCATCATCCGTAATAAATCCGTGCTTGACCAGGCTATGGCGCATTATCTCTACCATCTTTTCGGTCAAGCGGTCAAAGTCAATAAACATCGTATTTCCTGGCTCGGCAATGGCTGCTGCGCCAATCTTCAATCCTTCGCTGCCGTCGATAGTGAGCCGAAACGTGACTTCTTTATGCCGATAGTCGAGCGGGTCTGTGCTGCCTCGTGTTGCGCTGAGGCTTATTCGTTCCACGAGCCGTTTCTGTCCGCGAAGCTCGTCTGCGCCAGAAACCATCGGCGGGCAAGCGCAATTCTCAAGCCGTCTGTTACATTTGTTGCATACCATAATTTGTCTCCTGTCTATCATACATAAGCCCCCTTATGTCTTATTGGTCAAATACCCGAATAAGCCCAAGCACCGCAAGCACTATGGTTGCGGCAATCAACGAAACTAGAACCGAGTTACCAAATGACTGGCCGTTGACCACCATCTGAAACACGATGCCAAAGAGCAGACCAAACAAAAAAACGCCATCAGCCGAGGCGCGAACCGTGGATTTTATCCACGCCACAAAAAAATCCGCTAATTGCCAGTGCATTGGGTCGCGCAACTGTTTGCTTTCCAGCGTCGCCACACGTTGCGCCAATAGTTCGATGCGCCGATTGATATTGTGCAGATCGGCCTCATCTGGCTCGGAAATCGTTTCAACGGCTTTTAGCCTACGATCAATTTGGTCAATGGCCCTGGCTGTGTAATGTAGGTCGGCATCGGTTGTTTCTCTCCGATCAGCAGACGGGCGCGAGGGGGGATAGCGTTCGTCGCCAATCTTGATATACGCTCGGTTATCAGCCATCATTCAGCCTCCAAAATCTCATCAAAAAACCGATACACCAGCATTGCCTCCGTGTGTTCCTCATCAAACATCAGTACCAACACAGGTCGCTTGGCTTCGCGCCATCTGACCAGCGCAATCTGTGCCTGATCGCCCCTGCGGCGTTGGCTGATCGTCAGCCAATCACCGTTGGGGTCAGTGTGCCAGTGTTTCACGTATTGACGCTTTTTCCACCATAGCGCATCGGCGACCAGCCACATTGCCCATTCTTCAAATGTCACGCCGCAATGATTGGCGCAACCTGCACAAGCGCAACCGCCAGCCGCATTGCACCAATTGTGCCGGCTTGGCTCTGGTATTTTTTCGATGTCGGCGCGAATTTGGGCCATTGGTCGCATCATTCAACCTCGCTTATGCCAGTGTAGCCAGCAAGAGAAGGCTTCGTGATTTGATACCCTCTGCCTCTAGTGTGCTTCATTACCCACATTCTAGCCTCGATAATCCCCATTTCAGCAAGATTTGGAACAACTGTTTTCCTGCTCAGTAGCTTGTATTGCTTGCCCTCGAAAATAACGATTGGCATCGGCCCTTTTTGACGCATCATTCCACCTCGCTTTCTGCTAGGTAGTGGTCTATCTCATCGGCAGTCAGATAGTACGATAAGACTTTCCGAAAGGTCGTTGCCCATTCAGCATCGCCAAACCGAGCATTGTATTTGTATTTTTTAACCAAGTCATTGACAACTATGTGAATCACTTGAGAATGATTTATCTTGATTGTGGTTGATGTTGCTTCGCTTAGTTCCTTGTAGCTTTTCAAGACTCCTTGTGCGAATTCGTTTTGGTTCGTCATTCCACCTCGCTTTTTTCCAACGATAACTCTATGCCTTGCTCGTTGGCTATTTTGGCAAGATCGAAATACAAATTTTCAATAACTTTATCATCAATCTCTTTATCAATCTCTTTATCTATCACTTTATCACCTATATCTTTATTAGTTGTTTCTTAACTACTATCTTACTGTAGCTTAAAGCTACACCTACCTGTAGCCTAAAGCTACACGGGGTGTAATCCAAAGCTACACCCTACCGCACCCTGTAGCTTAAAGCTACACCCCCTCATTAATCTTGGCATCCATAACAAATGCCGCCTCAATCTCGACCTTATTTGTGACGATGTAGACTTTGCTTACGCCCTCTTTCGCTGCGCCAGGGTTTAGACATCTGATGTAGCCTGACGATTCGAGCGTCTTGATATTTCGATTGATGGCCGAGCGACTAAGGCAAAGCCGATCACCTATGGTTTTCTGGCTTGCGTAACAGGTGCGGCTATTCATTTGACAGTATCGCCAGATCACGCCATATATAGAAGCGGCTGTTAGTCCAATGTCCTGAACCAAGCTATCGACTAGCGGCGTAAACCCTTTCGCTTTGATCGCTGTCTTTGGCGGCTCGGCTTCTAACTCATCAGCCTCTATCGGCTTCGCCTCAGCCTTCACAAGCTCAATCTCAAAGCTGACACCATAAGCGAATTTGGCGGCTTGTTTGATTATGCCGCTTTGCCTGTTTTCTATCCATTCCAGATTGGCCGAATCTGGCAAGGTCATAATTAGCCTATCGCCATCAATGACAGCCTTAGAACCTAAAAAATGCGTATCGAATGAGGTTGGCGACGCTCGTTTCAAATAATCAAGCATCTCAGCCCATTGACGATCATCGTTATTCGTGGTAGATTTCATATAGTGTTATCCTTTTGTAGTAAGAAAGCCGCCACCTGTCGAAAGTGAGGCGGCTTTTTTATTTGGGTTGGTTCCGCGCTCTTTCAATCGCATCGCCTAAATGCCTGTGTTCGACACCCTCATCCAGCAAAGTTAAATACGTGATTTCCGCTTCCTCAATCAATCTACGCAAAGCAGCGTCTAAATCCCTGACCTTTTTGACCGCAGCCCTTTGTAAGTCTGCGCCAGTATCAAGTGCGTGTTTCGCCGCCTTGCAATAGTCACAATCAGGATGCGGCTTGGGGTGCGATACAGTTGGGTATGCCGACACTCTAGGTTGTTTGCTCATCAAGCCTCACTTTCTTCTATCTCTGCCAATGACACATACTCATTGACAACGGTTTCAGCCCGTATCCCAATCCACGTGGTTGGCGGGTATTCTGGATTGCGGTGCTGCTGTTTGGCGGCCAATTCCTTTGCCTTCGCAATCGCCTCTTCTTTGTCCGTGTACCCAAAGCCAGAGAAATAACCATACTGGCCCTGGCCTTCCTCCTTCCAACACACGAAATAAACTGTTAATCCTGTTTCCATAATCCAACCTCGCTTTCTGCCATATCTAAAACCTCTAAATCGTGCCGCAACTCCTGTTGTAACATTTGTCTATCGTTTCTTAACCCGCAAATCATCGCTTCAAGATCAAATATCTTGGCATCAATCCTCGCTATCTCGCGATTAAAGGCGGCGTGTAATTGCTGCCTTTCGGCTTCATTCATAATCCACATCTCCTAAACTATGCTATAATAGCCGCGTTACCCCTTCGCCTTGGCTTAGCGGTTGGGTGAGGGTGCCCTAACTATCCTCTTCGGCCTCACATTTAATTTCTCCGTTTCCTTCAAACAGATCGTCAACGGTGCATCCCAAAGCCCTTGATACTTTGATCAGCACAGCTAATTTAGTCCCACTTATATCGCCATACCAAGTGTTCCGTGCAGTTGCCGGATGAACACCTGCAATCCAGGCAAGTTTGGAATAGGTGTCGATGCCCATCGGCTCTGCCAATTCCCTTACACGACTGTTAGCATAAATATCTATGGAAGTTGGTCGCACTGAGGTATATTTCGACAAACCGTCCCGGCAATTGTCGCCAATATATTTTAGTATCTCTCCTTCTGGATTGAACCATTCAAGATGGTTGTTGTGCTTCGCGAATCTTCTGTGAAGTTCATTCTCTTTCCAACTGTCACCTTTTATGACACCTAGTATACGCAAGTCTGCTCTGTGGTCTGCCATCAACTTGTGGATGCGCTCGAATACATTTTTTGACTTACCTATCTTGATTAGCCCTGTTTCTGGGTTTTGAATAAAGTAAACGTGCATTACAAAAACCTCGCTACATATGGTATAGTAGCTCCGTTACGGTTGTCTCCCCGCGCCCATCAAGCCAGAGGGGATGACCGTAATATCAGCTACAGGTCAGTTAATCCTCTTTATCTTCCAAATCATCAATAGAAACACCTAACGCCTCACTCAACGCCAGCAACGTTTTGTATTCCGTGCGCTCTGGTATTTGATCTGCCTTGACAATTTTAGAAACATTATGATGAGGTATGCCCGTTAGCTTCGCAAGTCTGTATATAGTCCACTTTCGTGAATCTAGCATATTTTTCAGGTTGTTTTTGCGAGGCATAATCATTGTGGCTTCAATCATCTTGCCATCCTCCTTTCGTGGTATTTACTTCGTTTCTACTATATTACTACATATCCCGCAGTATGTCAATCGGTTTAAGCAAACTGAATTGCAATATTCGTCAAAATAAGCACTTGACAGTGGGTACGAAAAGTGGTATACTTAGTTCAAGTCAGGGCAACAAGCACTGGCACTAGCAAAGGATGAAACGATGACAACTTACGCACTGGTAGAAAAGTCAACACAAGAAACAATCGGCACAGTAGAATCAAATCAATCACTCAGCTTTAGCGATGTGTGCGAACTGGCAGGGCTGGAGTGGAAAACGTCGCCAGAGGTTGAGACAGATGGTTGGTACAAAGATGGCGTTTTGTACGACGAATCAGTAGCCGAAGTGCAAAGCTAATCCGAAACGGCCTACGGGCCGTCAGTCGCCTTGAGCAAGCGGCTTTGACGAGGTAGCTTAGGCAACGCAAACAACCAGCCACACCGAAAGCCAAGCGGAGACAACCGCCAAAACAAACCGACCAGAACAGGCGCGATACGCCAATCATTAAGACCGCCACCTACGTAGAGCGCGGTATACAAATCGAGGCAAACGCAAAGAGGCCAGTGGTTGTGATGAACCACTGGCCCCGAAATCCAAAACCAACGTGTAATTAGTAAAGGAATTGATTATGACCTTATCACAATTAGAAGCAAATGACAAGCCTGGGCAAACCGCTTGCCTCATCAATGGCCGATTAGACTGGCTACCGACTGACGCGCACTACGCCGACATCACCGATGACATTATCGACATTGACGAGTTTATTTTCAGCCTAAGCGGATTGCCAAGCACTACCCCCCGATCAGCCCGCAACGAAAATGCCGACAATGGGGTGACGATATGAACACGCTGAGAAACGCGATTGTGCATTGTCTGAAATGGTACTGTAGCAAGTGCGGCGAGGAATGCGATGGTTTAGCAGGGTTAGCCGCTCACAAATTAGTCTGCATTTTCAGCGATAGTGGATACACTTGGGGCGATAGTCCAGACAAGTAAGTAAATTCAAGCGGGTAGGCCAGTGCCCGCAAACATTAGGAGACTATGATTATGGAATTTCAGATAAATTATCACGACAATCACGACATTATTTTTTTGGATATTGTGAAGTATGGTGCAATCAAGCATTGTGTAGGCAGCGCAACGCTATCTGATGGCAAGTGGATAGTTACAATCAACGCTATCTATGACCCCGAAACCGATTCCGATTCGCAATTGATCGGGTACTATGACGATCAACCAGAGGCGCAATTAGCACTGTGGCAGGCACGCCAGCAAGCCGCAGCTTGCAGTGGCGTATACGTTTAACCAGTAAATTCAAGCGGCTGGCTTCGGCTGGCCGCATATCAGGAGATATTATGAGAATCACCACCACATCAGTCACTTACGGACGAAAATTCAACCTCGGAAACTACGAGCAATTGACGGTTGAATTAACCCTGGCGGCTGAACTGGATGAACAAGACAACCCAACCGAAGCACAAGCCCTATTGTTCCAACAGGCCAAGGCCCAAGCCAAGGCCCAAGCATTACCCGTAATCACGGCTGGTAAAAATGGCGTAGTCGAGGCGTTTATGGCACTGCCCGAAGATCAGCAAAGCGAGATTATGGACTTAGCCTATAGCGTGAAACGCAACGGGCTACCAAACCAATCAAATGAACTGGATGAATATTTCCCACGCAACGAAAGCAATCAAGATTATTTAGATCACGGAGACAAATAATGAACATCTACAAGACCAACCTTTTCCCGTACATCATTGGCGATTCGCTCAAAGGTAAAACCGTCACAATGACAATGAGCCGAGCGGTGACTGAGAAGGTGACAGCCCGCAACCAAACCGAGGAAAAGATCGTGCTATATTTTGGCGAAACCGACAAGGGCTTGATACTCAACAAGACCAATGCTAAGATCATCGCTCGGCTATACGGGCCTGAAACCGACAAATGGAATGGTGGCAAGGTCACGCTATACACTGAAGAAGTGAAAGCCTTTGGCGATACACACAACGCCATCCGCATCGCGCCAGCGATACCAGCCGATAAGCCAGCCAGCGACGAACAACCGGCATTGGTCGAAGTGCCAGAGCCAGCGCAAGCCTACGAATAATCTACGAAGCCTACGAACTTTCTACGAACCAGCGGCTTAGGTCGCTGGCTATCAGGAGGATTAAAATGTTTTTTATAGAGATAGATAAAGGCGAATTTGTGAATATGAAGCAGGTGACGCGGTTTGCCCTGAGAACAACCATTTATGGCTCATCAGTAGAGTGTGCCGTGATAACATTCTGGATGATTGATGGCTCAACAGTACAGTGCAACCCCAAATTGACCCAGTATCTATACAAGATACTGAAGCCAATGGTATCCAATCATATCAAGGATATTCAAGACCCAAAAACGATATACTGCGGGATGGACAGTTTGACAACTATAAAAGAATTGCAATCGAGCCAGGAGGGGTAAGATGAAGGTCACTGTGCTAATAGAAAGCCATAATGCTATATTTGCCGCACTTAAAAAAATACGAAGCCATATCAGGCGTGATGAAGCCGAGGAAGCTATATCGGAATTCATCACGGATGGCGATATAATCACGGTTGTTTTTGACACCGATACAGGTGAAGCAACTGTTCTGAAATCTCATCAGGAGGATTGACTATGCAAACACAGTACGAACTAGCAGTAGCCGAAGCCGCCGAGCAGTCTGAGCGATGCGATCAGCATCCAGCGGCAGAGATCGTGGTTGAGTTTGATGCAGTGCATCGGGTGTTGGTTTGCCGGTGCGCTGAGTGCGACAAGATCGCTGATGAATTTGAGGAATAGAGGAGGATTGATGAAAGACTATTGGGTTATCACATATTTCCAGCCGGTCAGCGATTACGACGAATGCGCCGACACCTCAACGATGCTGATTGAGATTGACAACGGCAAAAATTACACCTACGAAACTATAGCAACCCTAGTCAAGCCGATCATCCCAAGCAACGCCGCCATTGTAGGCATCAACTATTTAGACGATGCCTTGTTTTACAAGACCAGTGAGGCTGGCTGATTTGACCGATTGATTTACCATAAATATAGTAAGTGAAAGGATTAAGCAATGGGATGCGATATACACGCTCACGTAGAAATAAAAATAAATGACCAGTGGAATTATTACGCGCCAGTTGATATGTGGCGGCAATATGATGTGTTTGCAAAAATGGCCGGTGTTAGAGGTACAGAAGATGCAATATCGCCGCCAAAGGGACTCCCGGACGATGTATCAACACTGACAAGGATGCACGTTGATAGCTATGGTTTTGATGGGCATAGTCACTCGTGGCTGAATTTTGATGAAATAATGCAACTAGTAGGATATTTCAAGCATCGAAATATAAAACCCTGGGGGTGCTACTTTTGCAGCGATGGGAAATACACGCTATTTGATGTGTATTTGTTTGGGAATGGGATAGAAGGGCTTCGAGAATATCCGTCTGACTACCCCAAAGCGTTGCAGGATGTACGATTAGTGTTTTGGTTCGACAACTAAACAATAAAAGAGCCTCATTACGAGGCTCAGTAGTCATAACACTTGTGAGGCAAGTATGACCAACGATATTTTACAGACATCTCCCGATATAAACAAACTAAATAAATTGACGATGCCAGAGCTATTATCGCTGGCTACTCAGATTGGCTTTGCTCCGGCTGGCCTTGATCTTGGCAACGGCTTTGTTAATTTGTCTCTGCTCGGTTGTGTGGCAAAGATACCAGCCGCATATAGTCCCGCCCAACCCAAAGGCGCGATTAGCGGGAAGTCAGGCAATCGACTGAAAGACAAATCTTTTAGCGAAGTTATAGACGGTCAAGAATACTGGTTTGGCACTGACGTGCTAGGCTCACCATCGGTCATCCGCGAACTTGACGAATTCAAGTACAAGCCTGACCACATCCGTATTTTATGGATTGGCGTTTTGTCGCAATGGTCACGCCAGCATAAAGTTAGCCTGGCCGATCTGCCCTTAATCAAAATCGTTTGTGGTATGCCAGCCGAATTACACGCCGATGCCGCAACCCGCAAGGCTGCGACCACCGCTTACCGATCTGGCTTGAAGTCTCATAAAGGGAGCGATAAGGATAATCGACTGTCAGCAAACGCCACGCGATTTACGAGCCAGTTTTCATTGATCGTGCCAGAGGCGGCAAGCTATGGTCGCGTCAGAGGCTTTGACCCTGACTATATGATCGTTCACGATATGGGCTATGGCACTGACGATACTTGCCTATTCAAAAAAGGCGAGGCTGAACCACTGGCACGATTGACCGAACCAAACGGAATGGTGACGCTTTACGCATCGCAAAACGTCAACCAAAATCTTGCCGAGCTTTCCTATATTCGCAAGCAAGGCGATAGTCAGGCATTGCAAGCGCATATCAATTCGAGCAAAAACCGGCTTCAACTTTTGCACCGTCGATTGCCTGAGAGCCAAAAGAAAAACACCGGTTTGACCATCTTAGGCGGCGGCGCGGTGATGGCTAATGGCTCATTCAAAACCGAGTTGCAACAGGTTTTCAACCCCGTTGTCGTGAAGGATGAGTATGAAACCGCTCGCATCTTTGAGGATATTGGGAGGGGCTTGTACCGTGCAAGTAAGAATTAATTTCACGACTGACGATCTAAAAATAATACGCGCCATCGAGTCAATGATGGCCGATGGCTACACCAAACCCGCCGCAGTAAAAGAGCTAATTCGCGCAGGGCTGGCCGCAAAAAACGAGCCAATCAATTTAACCGTAAACGTCAATGGCGCAGATTTGCCTAAGAATGACACTGGTTTTGCCTACGCTGAGACTGAAACACGGCCTATTGATGACGATCAAGCGATGAAAGATGCGCTTGCAGGATGGCAATAATGGAACTTGAAGTAAGGTTGTCGAAAGACGATGGGATAATAAAAGACAAAGTGAACAATCTTGTTAATAGGGGATATTCTGTTCAGGGCGCAATTAAGGAATTACTCAGAAAAGGGGTTTACTTTGACGAAATAAAAATGCTTCCCCCCGTTTTTAATAGATCAGCCCCTAGGAAGTATATGACTTATTTGGCTATGAGGGGGGATGGAATATGCAAAATAGGAAAAACAATAAACGTCAAAAACAGGATGTCTGCGCTGTCGTCCGAGTATGGGCAACCTGTAACTTTATTGCTTGTAATAAATGGAGATGTAGAAAAGAAGTTTCTAAGAAATACTGAGGCGTATTTTTACGAAGAAAGCAACAGAAAAGAATTAAGATATATGTCTAGCAGTAAGCTGTCAGAAATCCTAACTGGCTTAAGAAATTTGAATAGACCGCAAGTGATAGAGATTACAGAAGCAGGGCAAAAGTTTTTGGACGGTGTTGTATGAGAACCTACTCAGTGCCAATGTTCGTGCTTGGCTACCTGATCGGATTATGTATCATCGCTGGCATCGCCAGTGTCGCCATTACCAGAATTATCGCCACCGACATACGATCAGATGTAGCCCTGATCTGCCTTGCTATTATCAGTTTGTTATTGCCACCGCTACCAATGGCAATCGCGTAGGAGGATATAATGAACCAGAAACGATATACCAATTGCCCACATTGCAATACAATGTTGGTCATCACAGCGGCCAGCGAACGCAAAACCGAGGCTGACCCGTACCAAGACCTGCGACCCGAAACGCGGCAGCGGATCGGCGCGTGGCAACGCCAGGATGTTGGCAAACTGGAATCGTCGCTACCAACTGATAGCACATTGGCTCTGCCACCGCCAGGCGGCATCTACACCAAGCGAACGCCGACACGCGCACCGAGCAAAGAGGCTGATGTGATCGTGCCTGGGCTGCGTGCCTTGATCGGTGGCACGGCGTTGCAATGCCTGATCTGGCTATCCATTTATGGCGGCGTGGGCTATTTCAACTTTTGGGGATTTCTGGTCAGCTACATCGGCATTTTGTACGTTAGTTGGGAGATCGCTATTCGCGGGTTTGACAAGCTGCTGATTGTCTACGAGGAGATCGGCGAAGCCTTGAGCCGAGATGAGCCAGAGCCACCCGCATCGCCAGAGGAACCGCAGCATACAGTTAATGTGGTCATTCAGGATGAGGCGAAGCATCACACGCAAATTAAGCGCACCCATTTGCCGAACGGTATCACCTATGAGCTATTCGCTGAATTCTGCTATGGCATCATCCACGATGGCAAAACCTTTGGCCGTGGGCAGTGGGCCAGAAACCCAAACAAGGTGATGACTGAGGCGCAATGGAAAGCCCTTATTGAGCATTGCGAAAAATTAAAATATATTGAAAGCGGGGTAGGGGGGCAATACGAACTAACCGCAATGGGCAAGCGAACCTTTAACGCGGTGGCTGACAATCGAACTCGCATTGTGTAGCCTCCCCCCTCCCCCACCGATCAGCCCGCAACCCGTGGCAACGTGGCTATCCGCCGCCGCCGCCGCCCTCGCCAGCCACCGCGCCACACGGTTATAGTCGAGAACGAAGTTATTGAATAGGATATAGTGTAACAAGCCCAATCGGGCGAAAGGAACCAGCGAATGAATGCGATAGATGAGACACCACTCAACATTATGACAGCCGATGAAGTGTTCGGCCCGTTTCGACAATTGGCACTGTCGAACCCAACCGCGATACCAATGCTCGACATTCTCGCGGCTGGCTATGGCCGCGAAATGGAGCAATATTGGTTTGCGTATTACAGACCCCAATCACGCCATACAATGATGATCGAGGTGGCGAGATGAGCCACCAAGATTGGAGAGACATCCCCCTGGGCCACATCAGAAACGACGCATTGCTTAGCCGGTGCATTGCCCTGGCAAAGCTGCGGCCAGACTTCGCCGAAGCGTTCGGCGCATTGCTGGCATCAGAAAGCCTTGAGCTTTACGCCGCTTGGCAGAAATACTACACGCCGCCAGAGCCAGAGCCGAGCGTGATCGTGTACAATGTGCCTAGTCGAATGATTGACGGTTAAGCCAAAAAGTCTCACTATCCGGTGAGACTTTTTTTATTGTATCCGAACCTTAAAGATGCTTGACATTGTACGTACAATGTTGTATTATATATATAACGAAGCGAAGCAGTAACTAGCAAAGGATAACGAAAATGTTAAACGCAACTCAAGCACAGGAAAGACTAATCAGCAAATTGCACAAAGCGAACCGAGGGACAAGCGGAAACTTGATAACATTCGCAATGATAATAGCAGGGAGTGACGTAGAAATGTCAACCGCAATCTTGGCAGTAAGCAACGCTTGCGAAGCTGGGCAACTAGAATTGCGCATCCTGAAAGGGTCAGACACAACACAGGTAAGTTGGGTCAGAGGTCTTGACACTGAAATTATAGCAGAAAGTAACGCTAAGATTATGGCCGAAAATTTAGCCAAAACAGCATAAACCCAATCAGACCTGAGCAAGTCACAAAACTGCTCGAAGGATAACGAAAATGATTGAAAATTTATGGCCTTGGAAAGTATCATTTTATTACAGCAACCCTAAGCGAAACTTTGAAACAAGTTGCGAAACCAAGCAAGATGCTGTCGAGGAATCGCTTGGCCGAATAGACGTAGTATCATATATCGAAAACGAGATCACAGGAGAATGGGCAAAGCGTGAAGCTAATAGCACTGAATTAGCTTGGGCAAAAAAATGAAGCGAAAAGTAACGCCGCATAAAGGCGGGCGCGATGCCCGCCTTGAGATCAGAATTAACGCAACGCTCAAGGCTCGGTTGCAAGCGATAGCCAGAGCCGAAGGCGTGTCAATGGCAGATTTAATTGAATTGTGGATTACTCAGAAAGGGAGTGATGCGAAATGAAAAGTACAGGAAAAGAATACCAGGAAACCGCCAAAAAAATCAGAAGCGAATGTGTTGCTATCTCGTCACAGCAATACACTGATGAATATGGGACTAACTGCATTGCGGTTAAGTATGGGCCAGAAAAAGGGCCAGGCAATAGGGACGGCGCAGATGTTCATTACATCGTGCGAAGTATAATTGGGGTAGGAAAAGTGGTCAGCATAACTGTGTTTGACCAAGGAGTACACCAATTATAAAACCATCGACCAAATAAAAAAGAGCCTCACAACCGAGGCTCTTTTTTATTGCGTCAATCCACCAGCCAGCTAGGGCAATCTTTGGACTAGCCTCATCCTATGCCACACGCGAGCGGACGCGGGTTCACTGGCTGGTGAGGGGATTGTAGCAGAAATCACCCCCGTTTAGTTATGCCTCAATCGTTCGGCATCCAATTAGCTCTATTCTGCCGTCAATGTGGTCAACCCTGTCATCGTAGGCCACGGTTATTGGCTCGCCATCGCCTAAATCTAACACCATAGTCCCTGGCTTTGGCTGGCTACAATCGTGTTGCCGTATTTCAATATTAGATTTGTCAACCGATGCTAAAAAATCATTAAGTTCCATAGCAATATTATGCTCCTGGCAAATTCGGCTTGGCTAATGGGCCTAGCCAATGCCCTGGCAAATCCTCTGGCGTTCGGATGCGGGTTGTCCCAGGCTGGTGCACGCGAATTTGGTCTAGTTCATACACTGCTGGCGGCCCGTGGTCAACGCATTTATGAGTAATATTTACTTCGACCAACCAAGGGCGATCACGCGATGTGCTTTCAGGCGTTGCGTACCAATACGCGCCAGGTCGGGTCGGTTTTTCTAGCGTCCATTCGTTATCCATAGGCGATATTATACCACAAACCTGATCGTCAGTCTATCGGCCTCGCGCTTGACGGTATCGCCTTCAAGCAAGCCACCGATCACAATCTCGCGTGCTACCCTTGGCGGCGCAATCACCACGGGTGCGGTATCCTCAACCGGTGGCAACGTCTGCCCCGTGACTAGCTGAAACACCACATAAAACGAATGATGACCAATCGTGTTGCCATCATCCTCGTCTAGGTGATCGGTACTCAGCCCGAACACAATATCGCTTGGCGTATCGCCTTTGATACTGATCGCGTATTTATTGCCGCGATACATCGGCACGTTGCTGGCCGGTTCATTGGCTGGCTTGTCGGCTATCGCTTCGGTGGCATACGGCGATGCGCCAATGGAGACTTTGAATTTTGCGCCATTAACCCGATGACCCGCAACATCCAAAATGTCGAGGAAGATGTTGTGATTGCCACGATTCTCCGCACCGCTCAAATGATGAACGCCGATGCAACGCCACCGCAAGCCGGTGGTTTTGGCATCGCGCACGATCAGGCCATACGTGCCGCTTGGCATTGGTCGCCGGGTGGCGGCGAGAAATTTGGCGTTATAGTACAGATGCTTAAACACTGCCCATCCCCTCTTGAGTTAAGGCGCGGCTTTTGGTAAAGCTGTCAATGCTGCTCAAAGCGGTCTGGATGTCCGATGGTAGGTCAGACCATTCCACCGATTCGACCACACGCCCGCCGCTGATGTCTAATTCATTGCCAAGCGCATCGACAAAGGTATATCGCCGCTCGAAGGTTAGCGTTGTGCCTTGCTGCACAATGACCAGCTTGCCCATATTTACATCGCTGGCTGTCCACACTTTTGGTACGATTGCCATAATTTTATCCTCTAATACGTCAAAGTCTATTTGGTCGCATAAACGCGAATGTACCCTGTGTTCCCGCCAACTTGCACTTCTATCCAATCTTGCTCGGTGGCTGAGGTGCTACCCGCGTCTACGATCTCTAAATCTTCGGTTGCCAAATCAATTTCCAATGCCGCACCTGGCGCGCCCGCGCTGCCAATGTGCAGATCGCCATCGCCGGTCAGTCTGAATTTTTCGGTTCGCGTGTTGTCATCATCGGTGCAAATGACAAATGAGGTTTTTTGGTTTGCATCCGATTCGGTAATAGCTCCAAAAAACACAATCCGGTTTTCGCTGTCGCCAGTCAGGTTGAACATAAAGCCCGTATACACGCCGCCCGATGCGTGATCTTCGGTATTTTTGACATAGAACGGGAGCGTCGTGGCATTTGGCACGACATTGGCGTAGGCGGTTGAGCTATCTTTGTGTACGCTCATCGGCGCAAGTGCCGAATCGCCAGCCGTGGGACTAACGACCACATTGGTCAAAAACTGCGCTTTGGCATCGGTCAGCCTTACCACCTCTGGCCGTGCCGTGCCATCGTCAATGACAAAAACCAGATCAGCCTCGCGCGTGCCGGTGGCTCTTGAGATGGCGAATATGCCAGCCTTGCGGGTAATGGTGTCACCTGACAGCCGGAACACAACGCCCGTTTGAACCCCACCTGATACGTGATCTTCGGTGTTGATAAGCTGCAACGCCGTATCTGCATTGGCTGGCAACGCCGCAGCATAAGCGGTAGCAGTGTCGTGGTAAACCGTGACTTCTGAAGTCGTGCTGTCGCCATCGTCACCCCCTGCAACCAAGCCGCCGCGAAATTGTATCTGATCGCTGACCAAAAAATCATCGTGGCTGTCAGGTTGCGCGGCTGATTTGTCCGTGCCGGTTGCGCCTGCGACCCGATACGGCAAAGTCGCAATTCGGCCATCCTCGAATAACAAACGCGGGTCGTCAATGTCACCATCGGCAATGGTCGTAGCATCGCCATCCAGCCTGACATAAGCGGCAATGATGACATTGGTTTCGCTTGGCGTGGCTTTGGGTGGATTGACGGCGGTATTGTCCGCAATGGATGAGCCAGCCGTGGATTTTGCGGTATTGGTATCTTTGTCCAGATAGACCGTCACGAATAGCGCATCGCCTGAACTTGGCTGATGCGAGGCCAGATTAAGGCCCACATAGCCGCCATAATCGCCATAAGAGCCGATGTCGACTTTTAGCCCGCCGGCAACGCTCGGAATAACGCGAAGCGGTGTCAGATTGCGAACGCCCAGGCTTGCGGCATCTTTATGCGGTTGCGAGTAGGGATAGGTCAGACTGCGCTCCCATCCGTGGTTGTCGGCGTGTCCAGCCGTGGTGAAGTCTTGTCCCGTATAACCTGGCATTAACGCCAGATCATCAGCCAAAACGCCGAGTACCTCTTGCTCATTGCCACCGTGCATTGTGCCAACGGTGACGGGCAAGCCGATCTGTGGCACAATCCAGCGGCAACGCAAAAGCACAACCGGACTGCTGTCGTTTGTTCCAATCGCGGCAAGCGGCTTGACCCAACACTTTTTTGGGTCATAGCTTGGCGTGATCTCGCCTGCTGGCCCGTTGACAATCACGCCATCCCAAGGCCGATCACCGCGATTGCCCCCAATGTTTGCGCGAAGTGCTGCCACCTCAGCGCGAAGCTCTGCTATTTCGTCTCTTAATCCCATCTATTCATACTCCCACTGCGTGAATGTTTCGGGTGGCACGTCAACCCAATTGCCCAAGCTCGATAGCGTCTGGCACGTGTTGGCCAGTGTATCGTAGCGTTGCTTGCCGTCGAGGCTATAGCACTCCGCTTGCGTAATGCGTGGCGTGGCTTGGACACAGGCCGATAGGATTGATACAATCATTGTTATGGTTACAAGTCGGGATAAGCTCATATTATGGTTGCTCATTGGTTTTGCCGCGTTTCTGGTCGTTGATGACATCTGGCGGCTGGCCTTTGCCGAAGGCGCGATATTGCCAAAGCGCATTGAGGCGCATACTGATATTGTTTCTGGTGGGCTTGCGCCGTATCGGTATCGCATCCTTGTGCCATATCTGGTCAATGTCCTTATTGTCAATTTGTCTCACTATGTTGGCAATGGCTTGGCGTTTTTGCTGTCCTACGCAACCTACTTCTTTGCCGCGATTGCAACGCTATTGGTTAGCCTCTACCTCTATCTGCGGCTTTGGCTTGATGATAAGTCAGCCCTGATCGGTTGCTTGATCGCCGCCTTTACAATGCCGGTTGGGCTTCGCTACTTCTACCCCTACTCATTTCTGGAAGTGACGCTGTTCATCATTGCCTTATATCTGATCTATCGTCACGCCGATGGGTGGCTCTTGCCACTGGTCTTAATCGCTTCGCTCAATCGTGAGACGGCTATATTCATCGTCGTTGCTTATGCTATTCATCGCCGCAAGCTGCCAATGTCACTGGCCCTTGGCTTGGCGTGGCTTGGCGTATTCGTTGTCTTGCGCCTCTGGCTTGGCGATGCGCCCCGCTCGGTGACAGTTGCCGACATTTGGGCTGAGAACACATCGCCACGTGGCATCTACGAAGGCGCATTAAATAGCCTCATCTTCTTTGGCGTTCTCTGGTTTGCGGCGATTCGCCACTACCCGCAAGCCGCGTCATTCCTCAAGCAAATGGCAATCGTCGGCTTGCTCTATATCATCACCATTCTAGCCTTTGGCCGATGGGAGGAAACCCGCTTGCTAATGATGCTATACCCCATCGTTTTGCCGCTTGCGCTCCAAACTCTAAACCCAAACGATTGACCCCTTACCGTTGGTCGGCAATGTGCCGCTGATGTCTGTCCAGCTACTAAATAAAGGCCCATCGGCGACCTCGACTTGCGCCCCGCTTGAATCGCGGTTGCAGATCGCAATTCGGCCATCGCTCCCAAGCGAGGCCCGCGACACGTTGAAGGGCAATGTGCTGAGATTATCCCAAGTTGACCCCGCATCCTGTGACCGATACAGAGCCTTGGTTGTGCCAGCCCGAAACGCAAAAAGCGTGTTGGCATCGGTGGCAAAAAAGGCTGATATGTAATCGCTGCCCCAGGTTACCGAATCGCCAATATCGGTTAGCGTTGCGCCGCCATCGGTTGACTTTTGCACGTGGCGCACTGTGCCATCTGTCCACCGACCAAACACATAAACGGTTGAGGCATCGCCAAACGTGGCGGGCGGCGTAAACACATTGGCGTAATAGGTGTATGCGTCGATTTGCGCCAGCGTCGTTGCCCCAAGCGTCTTGGTGACACTGGCCGCAAGCGTTGAGATGGTGCGCTTTTGCAATAGCAGGCTTGTGCCATCAAAGCCGATAGCATAAATGCTCGTCCCTGCGGTCCGATCGTGACTGGGAAAC